GGTTGCCTTTAACTCGTAATTTAGTTCGTTGCGTGCTTGTGTATTTATCATTGGATTGTATTCCCCCAAGACACGTTCTTGGTCGTATTGTATTACATTTATTTAACCGAAACTATTTCTGCGTCTTTAACAAATTCTGTCATCTTAAAGTCAACTGGGATTGCGCCTGTTCGCCTAAGCCTTATTTTTTGCGTATCTTCGTTGAACCCTATATCCAGCTGTTTTGCCTTAAAATATTCTCTTGCCTCGGCTACCTTGTGTTGATTCTTTGTCTTAATCCCAATCGCCAGCATAGTCATATACTTCCTAAAAATCGGGTTGTGTCGATTCATTTGAAACTTGGCAACCGTTTTCTTTTTTCGCATATCCTTTTAGAATAAACTTATTCTTAGAATAGTATAATCGGTTGGGGTAGATAAGTCAAATTTAGAAATAGATTATTTATACCATTTTCTAATTAATGGCTCCCAGTAATTATAGCCTTTGTAGTCTCGGTAGCGTTTGGTTTGACGACTAGCATTTATTGATGTTGCAATTTTTACTAATTCTAATACAGTATCTACCGAGCGTTCTTTTTGTCCTATAAATATTCCCTTTGAAATCGGCTGTTTGTTACGCCACACGTCTAATGCCTTTATAAATAGACCTGCTCTTTCCCTTTTTAATTTTAGATATGGATAGACAAGTTTTGCTACTTTCAAACTATCACTATGGCTTGTTGTTTGCCAATATATGGTACTATTTTCTTTGTCTTTGTTAGAATAATATATTTTCCCTAAATTTGTTTTGTTTTTAATTAATTGCATAATTTCTTCGGTCTCTTTTGTATGTCTTTGTCCAATACGAACTTGTGGTCTAATAGCTAGATATAGTTTTTTTGACCTTTGTTTTCCTAAAACTATAGAAAAACACCCATCGGCATCTAGGTATCCTGCAAACCAAGATAAAAACATCTTATCCATAATATAAGGGACTAACAAAGTAAATTGCTAGTCCCATTATATTACTTTCTACACTACAATACGAGTTGATTAGCTATTCCGTGATTGCGATTAGCTTTCATCATATTGGCTTAGTTGTTACTTTCTTTTAGTAAGATGGGCTGGTCATTTCTGCCAGCCTCTCGTAGTCTCCCACGAGTTCAGACTATATCATCATCTGGTATCCCAGAGTTAGGCATGTAGTCGTTGAGGGGTCATTTAAGACTTCCCTGCTGATTGACTCTATTCTTTCGATTTTTACTGCTATTGCGAGTACGAAAGACCTAGCGAGTTGTTCCAGCATATAGCCCAATTTTCTAGTCTTGTTGCCAAGAAAAGCTCCCCAATATTTATCGAGAGTCAGTGTATCAATTTGTTACTTATAATCCACTTAGATTACAGACTAGCATGTTTCCAGCTAGTTCTATATGTTGCCATATAGTTCGGACTATACTTTCAACCCTTTCTAACAAGGGTGCTTGGTCTCTAGTCTCTACACACGCCCAGATATTTCTATCTTGCTGGCTCGGAATTGTCTCTTTCGAGGTGTCCTCCGAATTTACCAAGTTTCCAGAACACATTACTGTGTCACGACCCATACTCTTACAGGTCGGTGTATCGCCTGCACTTGCTGCTGTTGTGGTCATCATTTGTAACACTATTTGATCTGAGAATCCTGCCGCAGTCAAGCTGCCCGTCAATGCTCCGCCGATACTAACATTCGCTGTCCCTGGGTCCGCAGTCGGAATATCAGATGTTGCGATTGTAGAAGCCGAGCTTACAGGGGTGCTATATGCAGTAGTTTCTCCATCCCATTTGATGTCGATTCCACCACTCAATACACCTGCTGATTTGTAGAATTGTACGTTCTGAATCTGATTGAACGTCCCACTCCAGTGACCTCTCAAAAAGACTTCGTACGAATTATTACCCGCTGTAATAGGGTAACTCGTATAATCTGCTGCGCTTGTTAAGCTGTCAACAGACTTGAAGTTGAAAAGGTTACCGGAAACTCCCAAGTCAGTGGTTGTACCAGGAGAAGTACCATAAGTACCGCTCCAGTTCCAAGTTGCGCTCATTTTGGTTTCCTTAATAAATAAAGTAAGGTATAGCTTGGGCTAATTTCTATAACTTATTCTTGGGCTAACCTTATACTACCTTTTAAGGAAACTAATACTGATTATATTCTAACAGAAACGGGGAGATATGTCACCATTCGTACCTAGTGAACACTAATTCGTTATATACATTAAGCCATTCGTGGATATGTTTATCTATTGTATTGTCCTGATACCAACGCCTTGCCGCTTTACCCATTTGTTCTCTCAGTTTCTTATCGTTAATAAGCATTTCTAGGTAGTCGTACCATTCTTTTCCTGTTGTCGCCAAATATCCGAACACACCATGCTTAACGCTTTCGCTGTATGGTTTAATATTAGAGGCAACCATTGGAATAGAACAAGCCGAATACTCTTTAACCTTGAGGTCTGATTTGCCTTCTGAAAAACTGTTCTCTACCACGGGGACGATTCCTATGTCTGCTGCAAGACTTCTAAGTTTGGCTGGATATTCTAAAAGAGGAACGCCTTTTTCTAACACCAACTGTCCCTCTGCACCACAATGAGGGCAGGGCACGTTTCTTAATGGTATTCTTGGGAATACGTCTTGTGGTCTAAATCCAAATAGTGTGAATTGAACATTCGGGTGATTCTTGCAAATTCTTGTCATTATGTCTGATATGAGTTCTAGGTCAAGACGATGCGAACTTGCCCCCGACCAGCATATTCTAATAGTATCGTCATGTTTCTTCTTATAGTAAGCGTCCCAGTCAGTTGGTGTCCAGTTCTTTGGCTGATTCCACAAGTCTGCGTCTAGGTAATTTGGGATAACTTTCACGTTTTTATTATACATATAATACTCGTTTGCAAGCCTCTTGGTTGTTACTGTTACTGCGTCACACATCCCCATTATCTTTAATGCCCTGCCTAGATTCTCGCCTACTGGATTCCACGCCTTCCATGCGTTTGTGTTTGGATTTATTCCATATAATAAGTCGTCGATTTCATATACCACTTTCTTTCCCATAGCGTGAGCCTTGTCTATTGATTCGTATGCCTGAGTGTCGGAAGCTCTTTGCAGGATAATTATGTCTGCCCATTTGACCTGTTCCCAATCCCAAGCCATATTAACCTCGACCTCTGCAAGTCCCATATCCTTTATTTTACTTGCTGGAAGCAACATTCTATAGAAGCCGCATCCGAGATTATCCTTATTTAGCCATAAAATCCGCAATTTCCTGTTTTCCATTTACATTAATTAAAAAATTAACTGTCCCAACAACTAGGACAAAGTTTTTTCCCTTTAACGATAAAAAAAGCACACGTCTCTTCCCCACATTTCTCACATTTTACACGGGTCTCTAGTTTCTCTTTCACCATTTCCCATAAAAAGTCACAGAGATTCTCGTGACCAATATCTAGTTTGTCTTTAACCCCTAGAAACTCTATCATATTACCTATATTAAAATCTACTGGGTCTAAATCTTGGCAACTGGCGATAACTCTTGATTGTGGCCAGAAATCTTTATCTGCTTTTTCGGTGGCCAGGGCGGAGATTCGCCGAAGTTGACTCCATGTGATATGTTGTTTCAAGGTTGTATAATTAATAGTTAATATATTTTATCGCACGGGCGTAATTTTTGTCTGTTGTGGTTGCATATCCCCTTTTAACTGCCCGCCCTACTGCATCTGCTTCCAGCAATAGCCTTATGTGTCCTTTTGGTTTTTTCTTATAGATAGCGAATCCTCTACCTGCTATACTTTGAACCGCAACCTCTCCGACCCTCCAATCGTACAGGTCGTTTGTTTTTATAAATTTAACCTCTATTGGTTTTATATCCTTTCTATGCCTAAAGTATCTTTCCTCTGGGAGGCAGTGTCCGAAGTTAATAATTCTTTTAGCATAATTCTTTGTTGTGTAGATAACGATAGCCATGTTTGATGCCAATGGCAGTTCTCGAACATTCACGTTGTGTTTTATTCTTTTGGCTAGAATGTAATCACCCACAATAACCTCACCAACAACAAAGTCACTGGACAAAAGTCGTTTAACTTTCCTGTTTATTATCCATGATAGCAGAATTCTTGGCACTTTAATATAGACAACATGCTCTGTCCCCTTATTTCTGTCTTTAATGTAATAGTCCATCTCACGCTAAATAAAAGTTAAGTTAGAGCCATTTGTATGCCTTGTCCTCCAAACTTTCCTCGAATTTCTGTCTGGCAAGCTGTTCTTCTTTCCTACGTCTTTTTAATAGCCCATCCATTCTTTTAACATTCTTTTGTGTAAAGTATGACGGTCCAAATCCACAGGGGTGATTCATGGCAGACAGAAAATTATCCAGCTCTATATTCTCGTTTTCAGTGAGTCTTTTAAATTTCTTTTTGTTTCGTTTCATGCTCTTGGTATTCTAAATTTATATTTTTCATACTCTTTTTCTAGTTTATCTATCTGCGGTTCCCACTCAAATGTCTTTGCGGTTTCCAAACCGTTCCGAATTAACTTTTTGCGAAAAACGGGGTGTTCTATAAGGTATCTAAGTGCCACCCTCATCGCTTTCGGGTCTTTTGGGGGTACTACAGACGCATTTTTTTTATCAACGCAAAAATCACGAGAACCCTCGTTATCAGTAGTTAATACGGCTGTCCCTGTGCACATGGCTTGCATTGGTCCTAACCCACAGCCCTCACTAATACTAGGCTTAACTAAAATGTCACAGGACGAATAAATTCTACGAATTTCGTCTTGACTTGGAGATTTCCAATGTTTGTCTGCACTCCAAGTTGGGTCATCGGCAGATAGTGTCCAGATTTCTAAATTCTTGAGACCTTCTAGTGCTTCCTTTGCAGTATCGAGTCCTTTCCATTTCGTATTCTGATTAGTTGTTTCCACAAGAACTCGTGTCTTTCCTTTTTGAACTGGATAAAACGGTTCGGGATAGAAGATTTCTTTGTTAATCCCGTTTCGTATTTCTAGTGGTTTAGATTTATATTCTTTTCTCAAGAAGTCTGCAAGCCAGCCACTAATTGCAATATGTTTTAATGGAAGTGTATAAGATTTCTCGACATATTCTCTATAGTCTTTTACAAAATTTTTCTTGAATTCTTTTGGATTCTTGATTTCTGGACTAACTATAATAGAGTCCTCACTTGTGAATAGCGATTCCCTGTGTTGTACAAGATAGAACTTAGTAGCATTAACGTCTAACTCGTTTACAAAGAAGGCTGTAATATAGTGGGTGGCAACAATAATATCAGCCCATTCGGACGCTTCTGTAATGTTTTGAAAGGGCTCTGGGGTTATATCTAATGGATACCATTTAACTTCTGCGGATTGATTATAGAAGGAAACAAGTCGGACTTCGTGTCCACGTTTAGCAAGTCGATTTAGGTGTTCAAATACTACTAAAGCACCACCAGCAACGGCTGTGCCTGGAAGAAAATACAAAATTTTCATAATAATCTTTAACTAAAACCTGAACTATTCTAACACAGACACATAAATATTTCCACTACCCGCTGATGTGATTGCACTAATTCTGTCTAGCCCTCTGCCAACACTAAACTCAACCTCTGATCCGTTGGGTAAAAGATAGTCACTTGTGGTTGCATCGCTTGAGCTACTGGCAGGCGTAAGTTTCATGTGCGTAGCTGCATTATCAGCGATAATCTTAACTATCTTTGGCTCTGTGTTTGTAAAAACCTGTTCTGCTGCTGAGGTTGATACTGCAATTTTGTAGTTTGTTTGTTTTGATACACTCATTGTGTTTGGTTAAAAATTATTCTAAGTGAAACCTTATATCACAATTAGCTGGTCCGCCAATTCCACCATCCCAAGTTGCATATACAGTCATAGCGTCCCCATTTCCAAGTATAACTTCTGTTCCCGCAAGTATTTCCATTGTTTGATAGTCACCAGTTCTAAAAGTCAGGTTTCCATCAAAGTTATTCTCTTTTAACGAACTCTCTATGCTTATTTCGTGTTCTCTATTAAGACCAACTATAGTTATATTGTCAGACGGAAACGCCTTCTTTTTCTCTCTGTTTGTTGATACTGGGACAAGCTGCGTTCCTCCTTTTATGTACTGTTCGTTGAAGGTAACTCGCCAGAATGTGTATGTGTAGCTGAATAGATATATCTTATCTATGCAGATAGTGAGTTTGTCACTTTTGTTATCAATCATAAACATTCCTTGTTCCTTGTTTGCCGTTGTGATATAGGGACTTTGGGCGATATAGTATCGTCCTGCTCTATTGGTTAGCATTGTGTCGCTCTTTTCTATCTTATCCATACTTATATGTTATATGAATAAACAAAATAAATCAAACTAAATATCCAAATACATCTATAACAAACTTCTTAACCAACCTACAATCTTAAACCTTACTCCACTTTAGCTTATTATGTGCGTTAGTCTTGTCTAAATTCCACAAAACATCTTCCCCGTCTGTAATCCACTTGTTTACCGCCTCCATCGTAAACACCAAGTCCTTTTTCTCATCCATAGTTATCTTGTGGGTTTGGGTGATAATTTTAGTAAACATATTTTCATATTCTTCTTCATGTCTTCTTGTCTTATCGTGGCACTTCTTACAAAGAGTAATACCATTATTGATGTCATACCTTAACTCTGGGTAATCAGAAAACTTTTTGATATGGTGAGCCTGTAATGGATTTTTACGCCTATGTTTCACTCCGCACATCTGGCAAGTCCAGTTATCACGCCTGTAGTAAGACTACAGCGGAGAGTATATGTACCATCATCGTTCTTGATAAAAGTTTTCTGCCACTTATCTGTAATGGGGACTTCGGCCATGTGTTATGTGAGTAAAAGTTATTTCTTTGCTAATTTCTTAAACTCCTCCCACTTATCCTTGTGCTTACTTCTAACATGACCATAGACACCGATTTTTGCCTTAGATTTATAATCACAGTATGGGCATTCAAATTCTGCTTTTCTGGCAACCTTCTTACTCGTTGCTTTCTTCGTTGCTAACTTTTTAACCGATTTCTTCTTTTGCTCCTCTATCCAAAACTCCTTCGGCTGTTGTTCAACTAAAATCTTCGCCATTTGCATTGGAATCTTTGCCTCAAAGTTCTGGAATACATAACTACGGCTTAATGACCTCGTATCTTTTCTTCCCCCGAAGCTCAATTCTACTGTCTGAAATTCAACTGGTACTGCACGATTATTTACACTTTTACTTTTAACTGTTACTATGTTTTTCATAATATATTTTTTAAAAATTAACCGTAAATATTAGCAACCATTTCTCTAAACTTTCCTATCCACCTATCTCTACCAAAATTTGTCTTTGCATGGCATACATTACAAAGAGTAATAAGATTCGTAGCGTCAGAGTTCTTCTTGTCGTAGTCAATGTGGTGGACATGTAGACGCTTTTTGTTTCCACAATTCTGACATACATATCTATCTCTTTCCTTAATCGCCTCTTTTAATTCATTGTTAAACTCAAAGGCATAGGGGTCTCTCGATATTCCTCCACGCCAATTAGATGCAAATTCACCCTTCTTTCCATACATCGGGTTGTTCTCCCCCGAAGAATTCTTACTCCTAATCTTACGCATTTTCTTTGTTCGGTTTGCTTCCAACATTTTGTTGCGATACTCTTCTGTCTGCCACTTTGCCTTTATCTTCTCTGCTACCAACCTCTTTGTGTATTCGCTTTGCACCCTTCCCCTTGATATCCTGGCCATCTTTGCTCTCATTTCGGGGCTTCTGGCGGTTCTTCTTATGCCAGCTATTCTCTTCGCTGCCCACTTCTCGTCTTGCCACACCTTTTTCATAGACTCACCCTTTTTACGACAAATTTCTATGCTCTGTTTCTTGCCGAGATTCTTCTTCCTCATGTTCTCCCTATGTTCTGGTTTCTCAAAGTATTTCTTCCGCTTTCTAGACATTTTCTCTTTAGTGCTTTTATCATGTTTCTGTCCTTTGAAAGAGACGGCAGTAATTCCTTTTTTCCAGTTCAGTTTTGCCTTTCGGCTTACTCTTGCCCTGAAAGCTGGGTCTTTCCACCGTCTCTTCATTATTTCGCTTCGGTTTATATTCTTCATAACAAGATTATATACCAAACCGTCTTGTTAGTCAAATATATCGACCATGCTCAACCCAAGTTTTCCACGATACTACACCACTGGGCTACTTTCAATTCCAATGCGATATTCCAAACCACTGTTTGTGTTTCTGCTAAGTCAAGTGCCCTATAAGTAGGTAACTTGTACATAGGTTCTGTTTCTGCAAGTGCAATTTGGTTCATATCAACAATGAATACGTCAGAGTTTGTGGTGTTTGGACTATCAGTTGCAAGTAACAACGGGTCAAGAACTATCTCGATAGGTCCCGCATAGGACATATATCGAGCTACATTATACCCAAATGTCATTCCAGCTTTAGGGTCGTTATAAACAACCTTGTTAGCCCAAAGTGCTGCAAAGTCTCTCAGGTCCTTTGCTCCCATAAACATGTGTGTTGGTAGTCCGCCATTGTCAACAATAGACTGAATAGCGTTATCAACCATGGTCAGGGTAATTGATGCCCCACCTCCTGCGACTATCTGGTCTGCGTCACCGTATGTGCTTATCAGATAGTATAGTCCAGAGATTGCGTTTGTTTCCGTACCACTATGATTACCATAGTATATATCACTTTCAACGTCCTGCATGATTTTAGTCATGCCCTTTTTCAAGTGCAAGTTCATCAAGTCAAAATAATCACTAGCTGCCCACTGCGCTAGGTCGCAGACTTTCACATTAGTAGCATAGGTCTTGACCTGTGCACTATACCTTGTGATTGTTGCATCGTTTTCCAACGGTGTTCCGCATTCAGCAACAACCGTGCTGTTGCTTCCAAGTGCAGTTACCATATCCCACTCATGTGTCTTACCGTTTGCTTTTACTTTCTTTACCCTGTCAAGGAAAGGAGTTTTCCTGTCGGTGATATCTCCAATCTGCTTGTCAAGGTGTTCTCTTTGTGCGAATTGTCCACCAGTGTTGGTAGAGTAGATTGCGTCCTTCATAATCATCTCAACTGCTTCTTTCAGCCCACTATTTGCAGCTGACTTCTCAACTTTTTCCCTTTGTGCTTTCTTTTCTACATCCACTAACTTCTCAAGCGTAGTGAACAGTTCGTTTCTGAGTTCTTTCTGTCCTTTTTTCATTTCAGATAAACTAATAAGTATTGTTAAGTTACTCTATTCCATAATTATCTTTGTACTGTTGTCTGATTCTTGCTTTTTCAGCAAACACTCTATCAGAATCGTTGATATACTTTTTCTCCACTTCGTTTAATGCTTTCTCCAAGTCTTTTTCGGACTTGTCAATAGCACCACCATCGCTCTCACTACCAATTCCTTTGCTAATATCTACTCCCTTTCTTTCTTCTGGCATTTCCTCTATTGCCTCAAGCCTCTTGGAAAGTCCTTCGATACCTTCTTCGAGAGAAGCGAATTTCTTTTCCAGAGATTTCGACAATTTGCCAACTGCCTTTTTGACCAGCTTACTGGCTTTTACTTTCTTGATTACCTTTGTCTTTTTGACTTTCTTCTCCATTTTTTTCTCTTCTTTTTCTTTAAGCTCGTCACTTGCTACGCCTTTAATCTCTTCAAGTGCCGCCTCTAGCCTAGAGGTGTCTTTCTTGTTGCTTTTCAGCCAAGAGATTGCATAGGCAAGTTCTTTGGCAGCGTTTACAGCCCAAGCCCCTGTACTCAGGTTTTTGTCTGTACTTTCTTTTTCTTTCTTTTTCTCCACTTTTTCCTTTTTAGTTTCGACTTTCTTTTCCACCTTGGCCTCTTTTTCTACCTTAGCCTTTTTTTCAACTTTCGTTTCCTTTTTGGCTTCGGTTTTCTTTTCGACCTTGGTTTCTTTTCCTGCCTCAACTTTCTTTTCCGTTTTTTTCTCAGTCTCTGGGTTCGCTAATTTCTTAGCCTCCAGTGAGTCCTTTTTCTTTTTCATTCCGTTGTCTTTAAAAATTAATTTCGACTTTACATCTGAATCTTCCTTACCTGCATTAGTAAGAAGTTCTGTGTTTTTAAGTGATTTTTGTATTGCCTCAACCCACGTTTTTGGATTCGCTGGCTCGGATACTATTGCTATATGGTCAAGTTCAATTGCTTTAAACACCCTGACTCTCTCGCCAGTATCCTCCTCTTTCTCGTAGTCATACTCTTTAACATAGCCACCGATACTTACGCCAAGTTTCTTGTCTAGTTCAGTAAGCGCATACCACAAATCTTTCGAGGCAGACATTTCGTTGAGCTTGCTTTCAAATACGAGGTCAAAGTCTTTCGTTATATCTAGTTTGGTTACATCTCCAAGCTCGAATAACCAAGAGGTGTTGTGTTCGGCGTTCAGGTTTATGATGTGTTGTTTAATAGAGTCTGCCATTGTTTTAATAGCAGAGGGAGCCATTTTGTCCCCCACCAAGTCTTTATCTGTCGATGATGCCTTCCCCACAATATAGTGTTCTTCTTTTTCATCACCATTCTCGTCTTTGATTATCTTAACCCTAGTTTTTATAATTGGGAGAACGAATTTGAAACGGTTTTGGTCCATAGCTTTATTTGTTAAAGATTTATCTGTTTTATGTGATTTAATCCACGCCTTTGCCTTTGCCATTGTCCAGTTCTTAGCCCTGCTAAAAAGATATGTAACAATCTTTTTTCTATTTACTGCATAAAGAGCCTTTATTCCCTGTTTTGACGATATTGTTATTGTTCTGATTGTGTCTCCACTTTGTTTCTTTGAAGCAGGAACACGAATGTATTGATTAGTAATTTCGGGTTTAGTTATTTTCATTAGTTTAATAAATGTGTTTGTAAGTATTCGTCTGCATTGCAATTTGTCCGTCTGCAAAATACCTCAAACTCTTCAAATGGGGACTCGGTTTTTGGAACTCTTGGACACCACGATATATCTTTCGATGTTTTGTTTAGTATGCCCTCCGAATCTTCGTCGTCTACGGCAGTTACAAATTTCTTTCTGAATAGATATTGTTTGCCACTGACTCCCCTTATGCTTTCTGTAGACCTATACCCATTTATGAAAATTATGTATTTCATATAAACGCAAAAAGAGCCACGCATCTTAGACTAACTGTCTTAGACTGTGACTCTTATACTTAAACTATTACTATAACTATTTTACAGGAGATTCTGGTCGCCTGTCAATATAACTATAACACTATAATTAACTTTTGGCAAACTGTGTGTCTTTGTGTCTTGTTATCCTCGTGCGTTCTAATTTCTTTCCATCGTCCACTCTCGTTCTTCTGGTTACATACTTATTGTTAGTACATGTTGGACAGCTCGGCTTTACTGCTTTAACAAATGGACCGTCACTAACAAAGAACGGCCGTTTGCACTTTGAACAATAGAATTCCATTTATGTAAATTAAAAGATATTTTCCCACAGCTCGGCAATAATATTCCAGTTATATGCTTTCGCCCTAGCAACACATTTCCGACTATATTCTCGGAACATGTCTCTATCTGCTAATAATTCTACCACTTTTTCGGCTGCTTGAGTAGCCCACCCGAAATCGGTTGGTAGTCCACCAACTACAATTCCGCAATCCTTAATTAATTCTGGGATATTTCCAACCTCGCTTACTACAGGAACACATCCGCAGGCCATTGCTTCTAGCACCGCCATGCCAAACGGTTCTTGAAATGTACTGGGATATAAGAAAACCTTGGATTGCGCCATATATTTTGCGAGATTTCCCTGTCCAATTCTGCCATGATACTTTAGCCTGTTTTCTATCAGTGTTTTCTGTAGAGGAATAAAATCATCGTTGTTCCAACCCCATATCTCTGCGTTCCCATATATGTGTACGTTCACCATTGGAATGGTCGTGCGAACCTTATTTATTATAGCGGGAAGATATTGCATACCCTTTATTGGATGGCCAGAGAATGTGATGTCGCTTTCTAGCCTATCATCATTTGGGACAAAAAGCTCAACATCCACTCCGTTCGGAATAACTTCGCCCTCGGTGTCTAAATACTTTTTGTGGAACTCGCTTGCAAACACATGGCAGTCGAAGTTCTGTGTGTCGATTCCATCGCCTATGTTTCTATGAATCCAATTAATTTTCTTTCCCGTAATTTCTTGGGGGATACCACTCTCACAGCTTATGAATACGTCTGGTTGTGGATTATCTGTGCGCAATCTTCTTATGTCCTTAACCGCAACATCCATATACACGTCCTCACCATGTATGTGTGAGTAGATGGTTACCTTATGCCCTCGTTTAGCCAGCGATTTTGCCAAATTCCATACGGCAACATAGTTTCCTCCTAGACCAGCATTCCTTATGGTATATGGATTCCAAGACATGTCGGAGTTCGGCGCAAAATAGAAATTAATCGTTTTCATAGTTCTCCATAATATTTAATATACGACTAGACGCTCCACCAATGGGACCAATTAATCTGGACATCAGGGCCTTTGTCTGTGGCTTTAGGCCCAGTGGCCAGCTCCATGCCAATAGTTCTCTAATTTCATAAAACGAACGAACCTCGTAGAATAAGTCTCTCCAATCCCAACCAACATCGTTTGGAACTGGTTTTAAGTCTGGGTTTGTAAATGCAATAACGGGCTTTCCGAGTGCTAACGCCTCAAACATGCAAGATGAGTAGTCAGAAATCATAACATCACATTGCACAATACTTTTAAGTATGTTGTTATCCTCTATAAACTGTGTGTATTTGTTGTTGCGATAATAATCTGGCCACTCGCTATCCATTAATAGACCATGTAGCTTTACAAGAATATTATAGTGCATCGGGCCACAACTAATAAGTTCTCCGACCCTGTTTCCTATGTGTGCAACACTGGAATGTTCTGGGTCCCAAGTCGGAGCGTATAATATTGTTTGTCCAAAAGAATCGTCTCTTTTCGGAATATCGTCAAACTTTGTATATCCGACAACATGCACCCTTTCTGCCGTTTCTGGTCTGTGTTTTAAGAATTTACTTTTCCATATTTCACCAGCAAAAAATATTAAATCGCTGCACTCGTCTTTTGTTTGTATGTAGTCTAGCCTCAGCCGTGTGTGACTCTTTTGTGAGATGCCATGAAATATCTGTGCCGTCTTATAGCCCGCCTGCTTTGTTTTAAGTTCAACGCCACTATCTGCATATATCGTAAAGTCGGGCTTTATCTTGTCTAGTAATGTTTTGTATGACAATAGATTATGAACTAAATAGTGCGGTATGTTCTCTACAATCTTTTTAATTTTATTGTCCCCAAAGATACGGTCTACGAAAACAACGCACCCGTGTTTGTGAGCGACTGCCTCTTTAAGCACTGGCAATATATGCGGGATTTGCGTTGTCGTATTTATATAGAAGGCTATTATCATCTCTGAAATTTCTTGGCTATTTTCTTATACTCTTCTTCTGTGTCAAACTCTTTGCAGAAACCGTTTGTATTGACTAAGTGTAGTTTCTCTGCGTTCGCAACCATATAGTTCTCTAGCTTAAACTTGTTGAACGCAATGTCCTCCTCTAGGAGTGCGTCTGCCATGTGTTCAACAAACGTATCTGCGAAATCGTAACTAACCTTAACCATATCCCCTTCTTCAAAGACCTCCATGCCCTCTGTGTTTCCAGGATATGGCTCTTTCCCAATGTATTCTATCGTTTTGTTGCTGGCGTTTCTGTAAATCTTTATATCATAGTTTTCGACTTCGTTGAGGGAAATTGGTCCATTAATAAGGATACTATAGTCATGCTTACTTTCTATCATCGACGACAACGCTACGGAGTCGAATACAAGGTCCGAGTTTATTATGAGAAAGTCGTCGTCCATATAGTCTCTGGCAAGCCACATGGAATAAACATTGTTTGTCCATTCCCAATGCTTATTGTACACGGCGGAGATGTTGGGCGAGATACTCTTTGCATGTCCTTCTACCATCTGTGTCTTGTAGCCCGTTACAATTGTAATATTCTTGATTCCCGCCTCGTTACATATTCTTATGGTCCTCTCTAGTACCGATTCCCTTCCAACTCTCATTAAACACTTTGGGGTTTTTCCAGTTTTTCCCATTCTCGTGCCATCTCCTGCTGCTGGTATGATTACGTTCATGTTATTTGTTAATAATTTTATTTCTGACAATACTACTTAATATATCTATAATGATTACCATAACGATTATCATTATTAAAATAGTTAAGACTTCATGATGTTGAAACAGTTTAATTGCCTGTGTTAGTTTGAATCCAATTCCCCCCGCACCCACGAGACCGAGAATTGTTGCCGCCCGCACATTGGACTCGAAATAATATAATATGTATCCAGCAAATAGCGGCTTGAGCTCTGGAATAATTGCGTAGCGAATTTGTTGTATTTTATTTGCACCTGTAGATTTGATTGCGAGAATTAGTTCTGGATTAATGTTCTCAATTGCTTCTGAAAAGTATTTGCTAAGTGCCCCAATATTATGGAAAATCAATCCCAAGATGCCAGCAAGCGGTCCTAGTCCGACCATTGCAACGAATATGAGAGCATATATAAGTGCTGGAAATGTTCTTAGTATGTTAATTAATAGTCTAAACACAAGGTATGAGCGATTTGTGTTTCTCGCTGAAAGGAATGATGTCGGAACGGCAATCATGCTAGATACAGTTATAGAGATGATTGCTATTTGAACGGTTTCCAGAAGTGGTCCGACCAACAACCTTATATTTTCTGTCGACGGCGGGAACATAGATGTTACATAGTCTATGACAAATGGGATTCCCCTTATAATTGTATCAAATCTGATTTGTAGCCCGACTACAGACCATACAAAGAGAATAATAACTGCAATCGTAGCCGTGTTCTTATGTAAAGATTTCATTTATTTTCTTGTCATCTAAGTTTTTAATATTCCCATCATAAACAACGCCACCGCTATTAATTGCGATAACCCTGTTAATTATATTATCTAAAATGTCTAGGTTGTGCACACTTACAAGAATCGTTAGGCCAGTGTCTTCACGAATAGTAGATAACAGTTCTAAGATGTCTCTCTTTGTTCTGATGTCCAGGTTGGACACTGGTTCGTCCGCCAACAAGATAGCGGGTTCTTGTGTCAACGCACGAGCTATTCCAACCCTCTGTTGTTGTCCACCACTTAATTTATCTACCCGCTTATTCTCCATCCTAGAAAGTCCAACCTTATTAATAGCATCCTTTGCAATCTCGATGTCTTTTTTATTAAAGGTTTGAAACCACTTCTTTTTTCCAAGTCGTCCCCACAACACATTCTGTAGTATCGTGCTCCGCTGTAATAGATTAAAATTCTGAAATACCATCCCGATTTGTCGCTGAATTCTGGGACATTGTCTGACATTTATGCCATTTATTCTAATTTGTCCCGTACTTTCATATAATCCATTCAGACAGCGGAGGAGCGTCGTCTTCCCCGCCCCACTTGGACCTATAAGTGCTACAATCTCGCCCTTTTTAATCTCAAAGGACACATCCTTTAAGTGAAATTGTCCACCGTTATAAGAAAACGACAACCCCTCAACATCTATCATTAGTCTAGTTCCTTCAGGTCTAGGTTTAGCTTCTTGGCGATATCTCTTACAATATCAAAGTACGAATCATCGACATCTTCATACCCGCTTTCTTCTAGTCCTGTTGACATAACGAGCTCTGTCGGCATGTTTAGCATTGTCTCTTTGAGCTTTGCCAGCAGTTCACTATCGAATCCTTCTCTTGCTGCCCATGCGTTCGTGGGAATTTTATCGCTTTGATAGATTATTGTAAGTTCTCCGTCTGCGATAACGCCCTCTTTTAACGCCTGTTCGTAACGGTTACTAGCTATCCCTGCCGCATCAATTGAGCCGTTCTTAACCGCAAGAATTGATTGTGGATGGCCACCTGTTATAATTGCGTCCTCATCGTTTAGCCCTACACCAGCAGACATTAATGTATATTTTGGATATAGGTACCCGCTTGTCGAACCAAGGTCTACATATCCGAACTTCTTGCCACTTAGGTCTTCTATTGCGCTAATGCCACTATCTGTCCGCACCACAATATAGCCGTAGTAATACGAAGAGCCTGTCGAAGCCTTTATTGGGGCTAGGAAAGGTTCTATGTCAGACTCAGACTTCGCAAGCACATAGGAAAAAGAACCGAATCGGGCAATGTCTGCATGCCCATATTTTAATGCAGTAATTACCGCTGCATAGTCCTCTGCCTCCACAATCTCAACCTTAACACCAACCTCGTCCTCAATATACTTAACCCAATCATCAAATCTCTGATACATAGTATCAGTATCCTCAGACGGAATAAGGGCTATCCTCACAACCGTCTCTGCCTCGTCCTGCTTAACAAACTTGTTGTATCCAAAAAATCCTCCTACAACAATAGCGACTAAGGCCAGTCCATAAAGAACATATTTCAGGGCGTTGTCCTTCGTGTTCTCTCTGGAAACAGCTTTGTTTCCCATAGCTGTATTAAATAAAAAATAAAATAACTATTTGTTAAAATTTCTTTCAACAATATCTAATATTCTGGGCGAAGCCCTGCCTTCTCTGCAAAACTCTTTTGTTATTCTTTTGGTATAGGCTCTTTGCTCTGGTCGTTTCTTTAATAAAATTTTTATCTGCTCGAAGGTTTTAGTATAGTAAAGTAATGGTTCAATTTCTATTCTTGGCGAATTGGGAATTATTTTGTCGCCAGGCTTTCTAAGCACAACAACTGGTTTCCCAAGTATTAATGCTTCGAGGATACAAGATGACGCATCTGATATCATTATATCGCATTTCAGTATGCTTTCAAGAATGTTGAAGTCCTTTATATATTCTACTGGGGCATTAGAGTAAAAATCGTCCCAGTCTTCGCCCCTCCTTGTAATAATGTGGTCATGGAGCTTTACCATGACATGGTAGTCTTTGGACAGTTCTACGATTTTACGTCCAATGATATCTATATTCGTGTGTCCGTCGTCCCACGTTGGTGCATATAATACCGTATATTTAGAGCTTCTCTTTGGACACTTCTTTGGAAGAGAGTCAAACTTTGTGAACCCAACAACGTGCATATCTTCGATGCGGTCTGGCAGAACATTTGAGAGGTATCTCTTTTGTATGTTCCCAGCCAAGAAAAATTTGTGCGCCATCCTTTCTTGCTCTATCGGATAGTGAAACTTGCCCCTCGCAACTGAGTGGTACACCTGCAATGCCTTATATCCTTGTGTGAATCCTATTCTTCTTTCCTCGGCAATAAATATATAATCTGGATTAATTTTTCTTAACGCCTCCCAGTATTTAGGACCAGCCGTCTTACACACAACAACCTTAAACCCATCTCTCTCTATATATTCTGGTAGCGTTACACTAATTCCCAGATTCGGCAACATCCTCTTAACAACGGGTTCGTCGTAGATGTGTGTCAATACGGTAACATCGTGTCCACGCTTCCGAGCTTCTTCGGCAATGGGCTTTAAGTGTATCCACCCTGGCGTTATATATTCATAAAATAGTAGCTTCATTTTTTACTTCGTATAGGTGCATATAAATACTGTTTACGATATACTTTGTATCCAATAGATACATCTTAACATGTCTGCCATATCCTCCAGTGGACTTCTTTCCCCTCGTATTACATAGATATGCCAGAGACTCCTTGGCAATAAATCCCCATAGCCAGTGTTCACTATCCTTGTCATAAAAAATCAATGCCCACACATCTGCATCTGTTCCCTCAATTCCACTTGGGGTGTCCTTGTATTCATATTCTATTGCTATGTGTCCCGTCTTAATGCTTAGTCTGTCCAGTTTACATTCAATTCTTGTCTTTGTCTCTGGGACGTAAATATCATATCCTTTAAATCTCCTATTTACAACCTGCGACTTTGGATACTTCGCCCTAATTCTTTGCAGAATAAAATATTCTCCCCTTTTCCCAAGCAACAGGTCTTCTTCAAAGGTGTTGGTCATCGTTGCATCTTCTCAAATAATGCAATAGAGTATCCCGTATCAATTACTGCTCGCATTCTATTAATGGCTAGTGCTCTGCGGTTTGCCATAATAGACAAAATAAGCCCTGACATGCCTGCGTAGAGGGGGTCTTGTGAATACCCCATTCCCCAATCCTCAATCGAATACCACCCTTTGTCGTTTACATACTTCCATAGTGTGTTAAATGTGGTTTCGGTTTCCCTCCTTGTGTGGCGACCATCGTCCATAATTAGGTCGAACGGTCCATACTCTTTACCAATCTTTTCTAATCCGCTAGCATCGTTTTGGTCACATTGGAATATCTTCGTTCTATCCCCCAATGTCTTCGCCCTGCTTATGTCTATGTCCAATCCATAAATTGTTGCGTTTTTGAAGTGGTCGCTTAACCAGTTTAGAAAACCACCCTTCGCAATCCCGACTTCTAATATGTTTAATTTTTCGTTTGCGTCGAATAGCTCTATGTATCTATTAACCATTTGGCTATTTAGTTTATCGCTTTGATACATGTTTTTTTGTCTAATATATTCTTTATAGTTTTTCAAGAAAACACAAATGTAACATAGTGTCTCGAATAACTGGTTTGTAGTCCTTGTTTTGTTCTATAAATTCATCAGTTGCCTGTACGACTCCTGGCCAATGTTCGTTGTTATAATCGTGCAGAGCAATGTGTCCACCCCTTTTTACAAATGGAGACCAGTTTACAAGGTCTCTTTTGCACGCAACATAAGAGTGGTCGCCGTCAATAAATAGAAAATCAATTTCCCAATTAAAGCCTGCGAATACCTCTTCAGACCGACCAGTTATTTGGAAAATGTTCCCACCAGTCAATATGTCTTTATCTATTGGTACGCCATCTTTATTGTCAGTTGCCATACAGTCTATTGTTAGAATTTTCATGTTTGGGTTTACCAAAGAGAAGAATTTAGCAGATTTCCCATGATATGTGCCAATCTCCACAAGAAGACCGTCTGCTGGAATAGCCTGTACGAAGGGGTAAAAAGCCCGTTGCTGTTTATCTCCGAAGAACCCCACAACTTTACCTGTTTCTTTGATAATGGCATCAATATTCATGGTTTTTAATTGCTAAATTAAACGCCTTATTCCATTGTGATGCCGAGATTGCAGGATTCCAGTATCGTTTAATTGTTTCCCTTGCCCTTGCACCAATATCTTTTAGATATTCCTGCTTATCTGGCTGTAGTAACTCCTTTGCCTTTGTTATCATTTCCTCTGGTGTTCCTGCGTATATAATATTTTCGCCGTGCCTAAAATAATCCTTGTAGGCGTTGTTTTTATGTCTAATTGCAAGAACGGGCATCCCGCATCCCATCGCTTCTAAAGGAGTCCTGTCTAGCTTAAACGCACAGTTAAAATATAGTCTGAGGTGTGCGAGGTGAAAGACCATTTCGGTCTCTGTCATAATTTCTTTGGAATTTGGAAATTCTGTATCTCTGCCCGCCACGACCTGAATGTCCATTTGCGGATATGCTTTATGCAGGACCGTGTGTCCCTTCATCTCTGGTCCCCACTCTTTAACTGGTCTTGTCGCTATCGTAATTGCTCTTGGTAATCGGCCGTCATATCCCTTGAAAACATTTGTATCTATTGGGTGAGGCCTCAAGATTGGCGTTCCCACCTGCCACAAATCCCTTTCTTCCTCGCTCCAATATAGGGTTACGTTTTTCTGTACTGCATCCTGCCATTTTTTTATCATTTCTGGTCCTTGTGGGACCTGGTCTATGTGCATTATTACTGGAATACCATGACTTTTTACCGTATTAAACCACGAGGGGGTCACGGCTATAGCAACGTCAATTTTATCCCAAGGTATTTCGTTCTCATACACAAACTCTATATTACTAGGTTTCTCCCTTTTCCAGAACAGGGCACTATCTTGTTTCGTCGTATAAAAGAAGTGTTCTTTGAGAGTTTTGTATTGATACCATTCACATTGGTCGTGATAGCGCTGCTGTAAAATTAGCATGTTCTATTTTTGAAAAGTAAAATAATCATTACCACCAAGTCGATACTCGTTATAGCCATTAAAGCCCATGTCTCTGCACATTTTCTTAACCTCTTTCTTTGTCCAGTGTGCCAACGAACACGCGGGTAATGGTTCGTAAACACCCGCACGATGCTTTTTATCTAGTGCCATTTGGAATATTAATAACCCCCCTTCCTTTAATACTCTATAACAATCCTCAACGATTTTCGGGACTATCTTTTCTGGGATATGCTGAAACACCCACAGACTGTATATAATATCTACCGAGCCATCTTCGAGCGGTCTCAGGTCTTTTCCGCTTCCCGTAAACAAATCTACATTTTCAATCTTGCCCAGCCTTTGTTTAAACCTATCTATCATCTTCTCCGAGATGTCTGTACCAATTACCTTTCTTGCAACTTGTGCAATGTACTTTGTTACCCTTCCCGCCCCGCATCCATAATCCACTACCGTTTTATCAGAGATGTCTACATTCCAGCTTTCTAATATGTCTAATAGTATGTTCAGGCTGTTTGTTCCGCTTTTATCGAATATTGGTTCAGAAAAATCGGGATTGCTGTATATAGAAAAGCGATAATCTTTTCTCTTCGCAGCACTTTCCCAATCGTCTTTGAGCTGCTTGAGTCCTTTAGTCATTTTCTTCATGGTTTAATTCCACTAATACTAAAATAACCCTCTGGCTGATTTGCAACCGTATAGGCAGATACATCTTTAAAGCCAACCCCCATAAGTAACTCGTATGCTTTTTGAAACGACCATCCCCACCGATTGTTATTGCCGAATATTTGTGCTACATATTTACTATCAAAAGTTCTCAGCCAATTACGACACGCCTCGTCAAAATTAACTGCTGTTAATACAAGCCTTTCGTCTCTGCCCATCTTGTCAAATGTGTCTTGCACCTTACTTCTTGCCATGTCTGGGTCGAGGGCATTAAGGTTTACAATTAGACCATTGCCAAGTGGCTGTTCTGTCTTCTCGGTGTCAACGCCAGACAACAGTTTAGATATGTATTGTTTATTCTTTTTTAAGAATAGCCCTCTGTTTCTGTGGTAAATATCTTCTGTTTCTTTTACATTCTTTGACATAGACGAGCCCTCGTGATGAATAATCGGTGCCTTCCTTGCTATCATAACCTTATATCCTTTTCTTCTGGCATCCAGCTGCAACTGGTCATCCTCGAAATATCCTTTAATATACTTCTCGTTGAACTTGGCGAGCTCTTTGCGAATTAACATACATGCTCCCGTTACGGCTTCTACCTCTGAACTCTTCCAATTTCCGTCATCGGGCTTATGGTGATTTACATGATAGGGAATTCCATCTGGACTATATTTTTTCCCATCATGTTGGATTGTACCATTAGGAAATAATAACTTTGCACCTGCCACGCCTACCTTTGGGTCATCCTCCATTAAATCTATCATGGCCTCAAGCCAATAGTAGTCTGGTTCCGTGTCATCGTTAAGGCAACAGATATATGGTCTAGTTGATATCTTTATTCCCTGATTATTGAACTCTGAGAATCCTTTCACCTTCTTATTTGTAATAATCTTCAGGGGTCTATATTTAATTGTCTTGATAAACTCTTTTGTTTCTACTCCTGCTGCGTTGTCGATGATTATTAGTTCATATCCTGGGGGTGTTTTCTGTATTAGGCTTGCAATACACTTCTTGAATAGCAATGTGTTGTGTGTTGTCCCAATAACGATTGAGACCTTGTTGGTTCTGCTTATAAAGTTGAGCCATGCCTTCTTTGATTTGTCCTCGCTGAACTTCCTAACAGTTTTCTTTCCTTTGTCCCTCATTTCTTTTAATAACTTAGGACTACCAACTAGCTTCATTGTTTTGCTCTTTAACATGTCAAGGTTGTTATATAAGAATCCGTTATCGCCATCTGTAACAATCTCTGGCTGACCACCACTATTATATGTAACTGGAACTGCACCTGCGGCTATTGCCTCACAATTATGGACAGTAAAATCACTGGTTACATAACTTTCGTCATCATCGACTTCTAGGTTAAAAACCACCCCTGTATAATCTGTTTTATCTATTTTATTAATTCGCTTATATATATATTTTTCATCTTGCAAACTCTTGTCGTAGGTTTTTCGCATTTCATTTGGTCGATACTCAACACCTAAATATTCCCGCAAGAGTTTCGCACTTTCTCCTCCAATTCTAATAGTATATATTGTAGTTTCTTTTTTATATCCAGGAAATGTTGTTATTCTATTACTTTCTGTTGCCGAAGATACTATGTCTAATCCAGAAAGGAGCCTTTTTATTTGAAAGGCTAGATTTTTACTTGCGGTTGTTACCGAAACACTATTACTATTCTTATCCCCGACGGGGCAATAACCATCTCCGCGAATATATCCCGTTATTAGTCCAACCAGAAACTCTCTTGGAGCATTTTCCACAAAAACGGGAAGTTTTTTGTGGGATGCTGTTGTCCCAAACCATCCATGAAATAATTCGCCTAGGATTTTCGATCCGCATAAAATTTCTGTTCTATTCTTCCTTATCCTTTCGGCTATTTTTTTGGTTCCAAATATATGCGAGATTAGGGTTATTACGTCTTTACGATATCCCATTTCGTGTGTCCCAAACGAAAAACTTACGCCGTTTCTATTTCTACACCCCCCCATCATACTCCCCTCTGCGACATAATACCCTAATAGCCTACCTGTATCTTTGTTAAGAGGAATCATTCTGTTTATGAAATGACGGGTTTTGTTGTTGTGTCCAACCGAGTACCACATCTTTGTGTCAGACTTCTTCATGTGCTTTTTTCCGTCCAAGTATTTGGCAATGTCTATTGTATTAAGGGTAATGTCCCCATTAATATGGTTGTCTTTTGGGTATAAAGTCCAGTCCCCAACTCGTAAGTCTTTCACACATACCCACCGATGTTTATACCCTTTGAAATGTTTCAAGATTGTTTCCTTTTGAAGATGAGTGGGTCTTATTATTAATACAGGGTGTTCTTTGGTTAGTTCTGTCTTATGTATTTTATACAATTTTTCTTGCACTTTCCTTTTCTTTATTTCCACAACCCTCTTCCATCTTCCAGTATGTGTTCTAACAATATCTCCTACTTTTATATTTTGTATCTCACTTATCCCATAATTTGTTTCGATAAGCGTATTTGGTTTGCAGCATGTAGTAAGACCGAAATGTTCTTGTGCCGCAGGGTTCTTTAAACTTATGCCCGTTGCGTGCCAGTAGATTTTTGATATAGACTGTAACTCAACCATCTTATCCATTGTCACGTTCGTATGGAAGTATATCGGATACCCCTGTGCCAGTTCTAAAAGACCAGTATAATATTCCATTACCTTTTCCCTGTCTTTTAATAACATCCCCGCCAAGTGGAACTCCCACCCCTTCAGCCCTTCATCAACCATTTTCTTGAAGGTATTAATCATCTGAACATGCCCCTTGTCTGATGCTGGGTCGGGATACATAAATCTAGAAACGTGGATTATCCAATTCTTCTTAGTCTTGGCCGACTTAAATCTGCCAAGGGAAGTCGGGGGATAAATATATGTTGAGTTTTCTTTCTTTACTCCCCAAATTTTACGGATATGTTTCTCCGTATATTTACTATTTCCTACATTAATAAACGATTGTGCCTGACTGGCCAGTCCCTTTAAGAAGGGAAACCACACAAGATTAATCTTGGTTTTAGCATGGGGATTGTCTATAATCTTACTCGCCCAGCCATTTATCCATATTTCATAGTCGTGTAAATTAGCCTTGTCCAGTGTAATTTTATTTGTTTTAGAAAGGTCAATATCCATGTTTTCCTTATACCATTTATCCGTTGGGATGTTGGTGTTCGGGAAAATAATATCCACATCGTAATATGGAGATAACCATTCGAGAAACTTAAACAAGTGTACTGTGCCTCCCCCTATTGTTGCACAGTGTTCGTGCGGACACCCTACCTTTATTCTTGCCATATTTTTTTAAACCCAATTAATATCCTTAACATTAGAGTCTATATTTTTAATTCTGTTTGCATCGTCTTGTGTGGGTGCAACAGTCCCCCCATCTACCTGACTGGCCAGTTCCCTTATCTTCTTCCCTCGACCGTCTGTTGGCATTTTTCTCTCTGCATCTTTAATCAGATTGTCAATCTCTGGTGGAATATCACCACGCTTGTTGCTTGTGGTAGAAGGCGCAATCTCTTTCTTCTGCACATCCTCTGGTTTGTATCCACAGTTTATACAGCTATACGCTCCTTCTTGTAGGAACATCTGATTCTCACATTTAGGACAAAATTGCTCTGGGTGTAATGTTTGTAAAAAAAGTTTTTTTAGACTAGCAACCGTATCTTTAATGTTGCCCTGTGGCTTCATTTCTCTAATTATCTTTTCAATCTTTTCTTCCAGCGTTAGCCATTGTTTTGTTGTTTTGTTCATATTGGAGTGTGGCTTTCTTTATTATTTTTAAATTTATCCCAATGTTTACGAAACTCCTCTTTTGACCCCTTCTTGTTGTCATTTGTGTCTCTTGACCTCTTAATGTCCATGACTTGTCCAACCCAGTCCTGTGGTGTCATATTCTTCTTTGGCGATTCCCAGTAGATTTCGATTTCCTTGGCGATTAATTCATACTTCCCGTCAATTAGTATCTTTGTCGGTGTCTTTATTATTTGTTTCATTTAATATCCACTCCTTAGCATATAAATTAAAATTCTGGTTCTCAAAGTCGTATCTACCCGGTGTCTGAGAGCAATAATGATACACAATCGCCGCAGGTTCATATATCACACGATATCCCTCACGCCTTACTCGATTGGCAAGGTCAATATCTTCCCACCCCCAGAAATATCTTTCATCTAATCCACCAACTAGGTCGTATATCTCGGTCGGAATCATCAGACATGCTCCCGTAACAGCAGGGTATTCTTTCCTAGTCGTAACCAACGGGTCTTCTCTGTACAGTTTATAATGAGCATGGTCAGTAGAACCATCGGGCATAAAAACTACCCCTGCATGCTGTATTAACTCTGTTCCTGGAAACAAAAGCCTTGCCCCAACTATACCGACATTCTTCTCCTCTCCAAAAACATTTAGCATTGCAGTGAGCCATCCCTTAGTAACTATTGTATCATTATTCAACAAAACCAGAAAGTCCGCATCGGTATTTGCCCTGCCCTCGTTGTTAGATATAGAAAAGTTTTTATTGTCGCTATTACTGACTATCTTTGCTCCCCGTAACGCCTTCAAATCAATAAAACCCTTGAGATATCCATGCAGTTCATCTTTGGTGTCGTCAACAGAGTTATTATCAATAACGATTATCTCATAGTTTCTATGTTCTGTATTCATTACAATCGAACGGATGCACTGCCTTGTATAGCTCCAATTGTCCCTTACTGGGATTATTATGCCTACTTTTCTCTCAGTTTTCTGCATATTGATTTCCAAAGTTTTACAAAATAGTTTAATGTACTACTATCTAATATACCCCTGAGTAGTTTAATCTCAATATCCATGTCCATGATTGCGTCTTTCAGCTGCTTATTGTCCTCGTAATAATCCTGACACATACTCTCGCTTATATTTAGTCGTCTCTTGAGCCTCTTAATACGCTTGTGTCCGTCGGATTTTATTTTGTCTATGCTCTTTTTAAGTCGCTTGCCCTTATTTGTAGCAAGGGAATATTTCTCTGCAAGACTAAGATGTTTTCTACTGTTCTCTTCTATCAGCGCATCCCTTTCGGCCAACTGTTCATTCTTGTCTTCTATGATTTTTTTTAGTCTAATAACGTCCTTTTCGACCGCCTTTTTCTCGGCTAAGGCTTCTCCTATCATGTCTTTATATTTCGACTTCCCCATGGTTGTATGCTAATATATTATTCGTACGGAATCTTGAGTTCATCTACTAACTTGTCTAATCTGTCTAGTTTAACTAATACTTGGTCTAGGATATATGCGAAATACTTTACTGCCGTTGTCGAAACCCTTGGATATTCATATATCCCAGTCCCATTTTCTAGTTGTTTGTGCGTACTCCTTATGTGTCTAATTCGTAGTGCCCTCCTAATCTTCTTCAGTGTTTTCCAATCAAATTCGTCTGACATATATGGGCTACTGACATCTAGTCTGTCGAGTATTGCTCGAACTCTCTCACGGGTAATCCCCATTCTCCGTCCTATCTCTGCCTTACTATATGCCCGCGATTCCCACATCTCCCGAATCTTTTCGTTTCGGTCCACAAACTTCTTTGGAATTGTTCTTTTTCTTCTCTTTTTCTTTTCCATTTACATAAATTAAAGATTAAGCCCCTGTTTTATTAATGACTTAGTATCATCCTTCAACACCTTATTAAATATTTCCAGCATCTTCTCTGCCTGTATCTTTGGGCTAAGTGTTTCTGCAAACCTTCTTGCGTTCTTCCCCATAGTCTTTAGTTCTTCTGGCCTCTTAAACGCATCTATAACCGCTTTGGTTATATCGTCTGGGTGACACAGATGATACCTTATTCCATTCATAACATAAGCGTATGCTCTCCATGGGATTACATTGCCGCCACTTCCTATGACCTCTGTCACTGCTGAATGGTCCACTCCTAGCGTTGGCACTTCACACAAGCCCGCCTCTGCTATTGGGAGACAATTGTGTACGAGTCCCCCTTCAGTGGCATAGGTATGTGTAGTTTCTGTTGTCAGGTTATAGACCGTCTCGTTGACAATGTTCGTTGTCTCGATGCTTCTTATTGTCATATACATGTTCCTGTCGTCTGACCAACCATAAACAGACATTGGCAACGTGGAATATTCTATTGTCCATTCTGTATTATTATATTTCTTTCTCCGCTTACTTCTAATGCCAACAACCCCATCAGTAATTGCACTAGTTAATAAGAAAATTTGCGATGCCAGCGTCTCTGATGTTGTTGAATATCTAAGTCTTGTTTGTGCGTTGTGCTTCTCCTTCGACCCGTCTCCACTCCAGCACGCTCCAACAAAAACCCGCATCTGTGCCTCATTTAATAGGTATATCCAATTTGGTAGTTTTTTGTTCTGTGCACCATGTCCAAACCAATCGTTTAATAATCTTGACAACACAATACTATCAATAATAACTTGCAGTCTGTGCCTAGTGGTCAAATATCTCCTACTATTTAGCCCATATCTTTGTGCAAATTCTTCTATGTCGTCTACCATTTTTATTTTGGTTGTGTCGTTTATGCAAAAGTGAGAGGACCCTTTCTTTGACGTGACACCATCCGCCACAAAGTAGCCACAGATTTTCAAAAATAGGTCATCAACAGCCATCCTTTTTGGTAACATTTTTACACTAGGATGCGGGAATTTGGCCCCAAATTGATTCCTTCCGATAAACGACATGTGTGGATTTAGAATAAATTTTAGTGGCTTCGTATTTGGCTTAATCTTGGGCATAACCATAATATCGCCACTGGTTACATCCTCTGCGTTTTTAAATGATACTATTTTATCTAAATGATTATAAACCGCTACTGGGTGTCCCTTCGTGACAGACAATAACTTCATATAATGTGGATGTATCTTATAAACTCTCCCACTATATTTCCTAGATAGTGGCCTGCATTTCTCCCATTCTCCTGACTGACCAAGTATGGAATTGTCGCCCGTTACATCTTCTATGTTCTTAAACCCAGTTTTCGTAAATATTTTCGTGCCACGCAAACAACAAAATCCTTCCGCAGTAGACGGATGTACCATTAAATCAGACAGGTTATACTGGATATTCAACAGTTTGTCTGATATGGGCTTCTTGATATCCTGTCCTAGATTTATAACAAAATCGTCTAGTCCCCTATCTGTAATAAACCTGTTATATTCATAGCCATCTTCCTTCCCCTCTGCCGTTTTCGTTAGATTGGTCGACGCTAGTATCAGTCTTGTTTCTGGCATTTTCTTAACTATATCAACCATAGCATCTAACAGGATTGGAATGTTTTTTCTCTGTTGATTTCGACCACAGGTAACCAGAACCTTTTTATCATGTAGCCTGAACTGTTTTCTCAGTTCTTCTTTGTTAAGTTTCTTAAATGTTTTTGAATTAATTGGCGGATATAATCTTTCCCCTGGGATATTCGGAAAAACTTTTCTAACCTCTCTTTCTGCGAAATCCGAGAAGAAAAGTGTGTAGTCCACCCATTTTAAAGATTCTCGGCAACTATAGTCCAAGGGGTCTCCGTCAAGTGTGCCCCAGTGAATCCACTTATGACCAAGCGGTTGTGACATGGCAAATGCAACCTTCTTTGTCATATAAAAGTCATTACTAGACAACACAATGTCTGGCCGAAAATCTCTAAGTGCATACTGAACAATCTCAGGAGCCCAGAAGCTCTTAACTCCCTTTAGTTTTGTAGGGTATGTAAGATATTTGCGCTCGACAGGAAGTCCATTATATCCAAGGGCAACAAATGCTATTTCGTTTCCTTTCTCAAGATATGGTAGCAAGTCGCTTATAATTCTTGCATGTCCACTAGAGGTTTTGTAATAGTCTGTGTAAAAAAGAATCTTCATAATTTATCATCTAATGTTAAAACCTGCCCCCTTAAACTTGGTGCTGCCCCCCGCCAAGAAAAGAGGCAGATTTCAACACTAGCGTTGTCCAATACGGTCAAGCTCTTTCGATATTTCTTTGTTAGTCATGTGACTATGTGGCTTGACACCTGGCCACGGTTCGCCCTTCTTCAAGCAGTCTGGACACATATATGCAACAACCTTAATCATCCTCCCACTTTCGTCACGATACATTCTAACCTGTTTCGCACCAGTCTTTGTGAGTTTCTTGCAGACACTGCACTCGGCAAAGTGTGCATTTAACTTTTCCTCAACTTCTGTTTTCCCGTGTAATATCATTGTATTATTGTGACATCCTTTGGTTTCTCTGTTAGGTCAATATACCAGACAGATGCAATCAGTCTCCCTTCAGATACGCTTGTATTGGCCATTTTTAACAATCGTGGTTTGTTCTTGTTCTCTGCTGGATTATTAGTCATTGTCTTGAGAAACTGATTAACCTTGCTGTCAAACTCAACCGCCTGACTCGGAGTTGGGTTCTTTTCCGACATGAATGTTCTTAGTTGTAGGTCACCCGTAACCTGTACTGCCTGCTTGTCCATAATTATATTCTTTAATATTAACTATTATACCAGAAAAGATATATAAAGTCAATTACCTAGAAAGTTTCTTTAAAAGAGATTCCATTTTCTTTATTGTTTTTTCCGTTTCTTTTTCTCCACCCTCTGGTGTTAGGTCTGCTCCCTCTCCTTGTTCGCCACTTGGCTTGATGTTGGGAACGTCTGTCGCACCCTCATCTGGTTCTTTGCCAACTGCCTCGCCTATCTCTAACAGAGAGTCATTTTTAGAACCAAGCAAGTAATATCCGTCCGCCCACTCCTCGTTCTGTGGAAGAAGTCCCATTTTGATACGGGCCTCGTTCCATGTAATTAACCCCCTTGTCCATGCTGTCATGGTATCACGCCTTGTGCTCTCTGATTCCTCTAGCCCCTGTGCTCTAAAACTAAACTTCCAACCCTCTATCCCCATCCCCTCTTTAATAATCTCGTTAGTGATTTTATGGGATATTAGCTTTCTTAGTGGATATACATTTGTGTAATAAAACGCCCTCCTAAGTTCAGAAGCCGAGGCCCTATTAGAACTTTCTGGGAACCCTATTAAGAATAACGGAACGCCATACTGACCAGCAACAAGTTTTATTCCTGTCATGATTAGTTCTAGGTACGCCATGTCTTGTGGGCTGATACCAAGCACCTCTGCCTTAGCCCCCTTGAATAGTACAAGGTTCTTTCCAGCATTGGAAGTCCCCATGTTGTTATTCTCAAGGAAGGTATTAACAGAATCTGCGTCTGCTTCGTTGGTATCTTCTGGAAGTATTATTTGTAGTGGCGGTCTACCACCATTCTTTAAAACGCTAATATTATATGTTAGTGCCTGTAATAGCAACTGCAAAACCGACTGATTTGTTTCTAAGACGGCCTTCCCATATACACCAGCTGTGGGGCTTGGTCTACTAATCTGGCAAATCTCGTTTACATCGTAGATAACAGCCTTTTGTTCTTCCGTTTTTCTTTTGTATCCAACCTTCTTTAGTACACCACGCTTCTTCTGTTCTGGGTCAACTAGGATAGACATATACGCAGTGTCTGTATTATATAGTTCGGCAATCGTAAAGCCCCTGCCTCCTCTTGTTCTTCTAGTTGGCACTTTTTCCATATACCAGTCGCCGTAGGCTAAAAAGTTTTCCAGGCCAGCCTTGATTATGGTTTCAATTGTACTATCTGGATTGGGTCTATCTAAAAACTTGATAAGTCTTTTAAGGTCTTTAGCGGTTGCACTTCTTCCTGCTCCGACTTCTTTTTCTAAAACATAGCCGCCTCCCATTACTGCATCAATCATTCTGTTTGCGCTCTGAACTGACCCTGGGGAGTCTGAGTAGACTGTCCATAGTACGTTGGAGTTTTTTCCAGACGCTTGTTCCCCTGCAAACAAGTCCTTCTGTGTATTTGTCGTTACATACTTTCGTGGTGGAATCGACTTCTTGACCTGTGTACTAATTACTTCTGTGGTCTCTTTTACAAATTCTTTTCGTTCTTCTTGAATCTTGTCTGAGATAATCTTGCTAATTTCTCTCTTGGCATTGTCTGAGCCTAATACGAAGTCTACTAGAAATCGAGGGAGTTTCATAAGAATCTACAAATAATTGAAATGCTTTAATAAAATTTACCACTTTTTACAAAATCTTGCAAATTTATGCACCGAGCACCCCAGACCCTGGTATCCTTTTTGAACACCAGTGTGTTGTCCCAGCAACTGCATCGCTTACGTCCTTCGAGTTGTGGACAAAAACGCCACTTCTGAGACCAAAATTTAACTCTAATCCATTATATATACTTATGTCATACACGTCGAATTTCCCACTTAGCCTGCTAATCTTTGCGACCTTATGATTGCTTGTACCGATTACATACTGCATGTTGATATTCTTGAGCCAACACTCAACGAGTCCTATAGGTGCGCCCGTCTTTCTTTCTATTGAGATGGTGTCTAGCCCTATTAACCTTTCTGCATTTTTTGCAAAATCCATTCTACCAAGCCTGCGTGTCCACGCTTTTTTATACCCTCCAGCTAAATACATAGCGTGTCTATGACCCAATATGTACTCAAACTTATCGCCTAGCTTAGTAATAGACCTTTCGTCTTCGTCTACAATCCTTTTTCTCAGTGCGTTCGACAGCTGTGTTCTTGATAATATTTTTCTTTGTCTTACCCCATGCGGGGTTTTCCAATATATGTCATTTAACCATTTTGCTCGTCCACGTGAACACCGTCTTCCCTTATCCGATTGGGCGTATTCAGTCAGATGTCGACTGGCCACACCTACACTTCCGTACTTCCTAATAAGGGTTTCTTTCTGCTTAGCAATAATCTTATCCTTGTTCCTAATGTATGATATTTTACTTTTTCGCCTTGCCTCATTGCCGCAATTCTTCTGCCATCGTACTCCATTATCGTGAAATATCTTCTGTAATCTTGGACTGTTACGGTATGTTTTTTTAAATGCTTGTATACGCCTACGTATAGCATCTGGTTTAGTGCTAAACTTCGTTATCCTTTCATGTATTTTTGCATGTTCGCTACGTGTGACCCTAATAAGGTTGTCGGGCACATTGTTTAGCGAATCGAGGTCATAGTGATGTATTACCTCATTATTATTACGAACACTAAAACCACGGCGGTCACTTACCAGCCGATGTGTCGCTACCCATTCGCCCATATCCCTTACATACTGATACTCCGACCGCCCCCCATTTGTATATTTTAATACACGATTGTGTACGTCAAATGGCATTAACGACTCACCCACAGCCAATTCGCCCGCCGATTTGTATTCACCGTTTCTTAATAAAATACGATGGTCTTCTGTACATCGGAACATCTTCCCATTGTCTAGTGTAACTCTTACTATCTGGCTTGCAGTTTTTGTTTTACGTGCATTATATGCCAGTTGTGGTATAATCTTGCCGTTGGGCATACATGAATATACCCAGAACTTATGGTCTGCCCCCATATCTGCAAGGTCCTTTATCGTCTTTTTGGTTCCATTTAATAAGCGTATCTCTGTCTCGGCTGTTAAACACCCCTCGCCGGGATGGTCAATCTTCCTACCATTTACCTCTTCTAGTTGTTGTGCCTCTTTAATAAATATATCATACGGATAAAAGTCTAGTCTTCCTTCTAGGATTGCGGCCTTCATTGTATAGTATGGTTCGACATTTCGGTCTACGCTTAGAAGCTCTGTTTTGAATCCTGCGTCTCGCAATTGTTGCAGGCTATCTGTTGAGTTCCACCCATCCATACTTATTAGGGCAATATTGTATCCGATTTCTTTAAGCCGATAGATTTTCTTACGAATGTCCGAAAAGAGAATTTCGCCCTTCGGTCCTGCCGTAATTTGTTCCATATAATCTATAAAGATTTTTGGTCTGCGCTCGATATATCCACTTGGCAACCTGTATTCTTGCCATCCATCAAAGTGTGCCATTGCAATCCCAGCACAGTCCCCCTTCCCCCCTTTATTTAGTCCAAGGTCAACGTGTATATATCTAGGTTCACTACTATAATCGGGTAACGACTGCTTATTGTGAAACCATTCGTAAAAGTCGCCCGTTGCTTGGTCGACAGGGTGTTTTCTTTTACGATTCGCCGCACCAGATACAACCGCAGGGTCTCTAAAAAGTCCTTGAATAGCAAGCGAAGGTTGTGCTCCATAATCCCGCATAGCCTTTTCTGGATTTTGTTTAAATTCTTGTTCGTACTCTATCGGAACCATCCTTCGTTCTTTTTTCCACTTCTTGTATGTAGGGAGGTATGTTGCTAAGTCGAACTTCTTTCCACCGAAATATTCCTGCGGGAGGGCCTCCCATAATGGTGTTCTCCTCTTGTATGTTGTCGGCGAAGTATCTTTTGTAAACTTGGTTTCTGCAAAGTCGTATGTGTATCTTGGCGACGTTATAATAAATAATTTCCCCTTAGACAAGAATCTCGAACGGATTCTTTTCTTAATTTGGTTGTACGATTCTTCTGCATAGTCTTTATTTTTTGTAATTACATGAAAAGATGCTTCATCTATTACAGCACCAAAAATATTATATCCAAGCGGGGCCTCTTCATTAGAGCCAACAGGAAGAATGTAAATGTCCTTTGGTAGCCTTATAAGTGATTTAATCCGTGGGTCTGGTGGATAGTATTTCTGAAACCACTTGCTGTTGTCTATCCTGTTCTTAATCTCGCCAAACACAACGTCCTTAGCCTGACTGTACGATTTCGAGATATTAATAAAGGCAATCCTAGTGCCTATTCCGAACTTAAAATATTCAGGGGGGCTTTTGAGGCAAAGAAGTCTATATGCCATATAGTGCATTGATTTGCTGGCCAAAAAGCTCTTCCCGGCTCCTATCCCCATTATTAGTAAGGCTTCCTCGTAATCCCCAAGTGTCTCAAAATTTCCTGTATCAAAAATTTCGCACAGGATTTTCTCTGTATTCGGTCGCCTATTGTCTTCGGGCGGAGTATAGAAGGGGTTGTTAAGAAATTCCCTCATTGTTACTGGAACATGTTCATATTCTGGGTGTTCAACCAAGAACATCAGCTTCTTCAACTGTTCCTTGTTCTGAACGGTCGTCAGCGATTTTTCTAAGGACCGAGAGGATTTGCTGTTTTTCATGTTTAGATAATTTCTGTAATTGTTTAGCTACACTCGAAACCTGCTGCTCGTCTGTTTCTTTTTCGTTGTCTATACGGAAGTTTAATACTCCCTCCATTTCTATAATTGATTTTAAAATTGCAAAGGTTGTATTTAAAAACGTATTTCGCATTGGTCCCCTTGCCTCTTGATATTCGCTATGTGCCCTCCTGTATAAATCACGAAGCTGGTCTAATAACACAGCACGCCTAGATAATAATGATTCGTCTGAGGTTAAATCTTCTTGTACCAAATACTCAAGGTCGTCTTTAATCTCCGTAATAGTGCATGACACCTTTATGATTTTTCCTCGACTATCTTCTATTCCTTTCTGTAAAGCATACATAATTTCTCTCGGACTTGTGTAACCCATCCGCCTAAGTTCTCTGACCTTGGTACGTCTTAACACGTCCTGTTCTGGAAGAGACAGGTTTCTGGTGACATTGGGAGCTTTCAATGTAAAGCGTTTTTTCATCTGCGCATTTTTCCGCTTTCTCTCTATTTCTTTTTGTTTCTCTTTCTCGTTCATAATTTTAATATTGTTGGTTCTCTGGCATAATCCTTCCAGATAAATACTTCTTTAATTATACAAGATGGGGTCTTAAATCTGGCAATTCTCTCTTTATCCCATTTACTACAGTTGTTACTCTTTGTCTGCACAAATCTGAACTTTCCACGTCTATGTGCCAAATGGTCAAAAAGATGAAATACATCGTGGTTTTTTGCGAACCTAACACGGGGAACGGTGTAGACTTCCCATCCACGTTTCTCTAAATATAAATGGGTTTTGCGCTGGCTTCTATACCCTTTTCTTACCGAATTTGTCATGTAATTAATAGAAATTGCATTAATAGTTCTTCTAATTTTTCTATGTCCTGTACCCTGTCTACTGCAACGGCATTATCTAGCCTGTCCCTGTGCAACTTGACCATGCTCTCTACCTGTCCAAACGTCAACTTCCCTTTCTTTATTTTTTGTAGTATATCTGCATCTGGTCTCGGAAGAGTAAGCGTTTCCTCTGCAATTATCTCATGTGCCTCGCTTAATAGCCTTACTACATTGCTTGCCGACTTAACATCGTAGCTGTATTTCTTAACGAGATTCTTTCGTTTAGCACCAGATTTAGCTGTAATCTTTCTGACCTTGTTCCATTCGGTCTCTGCATACCCAACATATCTTCCCTTAACTTTTGCTGGGTTTATAAATCCCTTTAGTGCTTCACGAAGCAAGTGTCCCTCTCTTGTTAAATGTGCAACCATTTTTTTTGGTGCATATAACCATTCTACTATGTTCGGGTTGCAATCGAATGCCAGTTTCATAAACTTTCTCAGGTCGTATAGTTTCCCGTCCTCCCCAAAAACAATGTCTTTTATTTCTTCGTATCCGATATAATCTTTAACTGGTGGAACCCACACCCCCCGCCAATCATAGTCTGACCCCTTTCCACTTGTTCCATATAAATGTGACCCAGACAGAAATAGGAATATTATTCTTGAGTGGTCAATATCAAGGTTTTGAATCTTGCTTTGTTGCCAAAGGTCGTTATTGTGAATCATTTTTACTTAATATAAATTAAATCTCTCCTTATACTTTTTGGTATATGCGCCTATTGCACGCCTAATCAAGTCCATCCGTGATTCTCCTGTTCTTGTCTGTAAATATTTTAAGTTCCGTAAGGCTTCCTTTGGAATAGCAACTTTACAAGACCTTTTAAAATATAAGGACTTACAAGTTGCAGAGCAGAACCTTGCTCCATTATCTGCCATGTCCTGACGAATTTTTGTCAGACAGTTCTTGCAGAACACAGCTTTTGGTTCAGGTTTCTTTTTCATTTAATGCTAAAAAATCATTTTTATCTATAACAACAACTTCAATATCGTCAATTTGTAACGATAACATTGGCAACCTCCTAGCTTCCATCGCCTCTCTGTAGATTTTATCCCACAGCTTCTTCGTTATAATAAACTTGTCTTTCTCTGTTTGCTTAGACTCAATTAAAAAATGGTCGCTTTTTATATCTCCTTTGAATCCCCATAGACCACCAGACCTCGGTGTTCTTTTTCCACCAAAATCTTCTGCGTCTTTATTCTCTTTCTTAATCCACTTTTTCAATACCGTCTTGTAAAAGTTTAATTAGTTTATCTTTTAGCTTCTGGTCTTTCCTGACTGCTTTCCTAAAGTTTACACGCCCCTGAAATTTATCTTTCCCAACTATATAGTAAGCACCTCTTCTCTGAATCTTTTTTGTGTATTCAAGCAGGGCTATTATTTCGTCAGCTTCGTCTATTACACCATTGAAAAAGAATCTGAATGACCCCAGCTGGTGTGGCTTTGACACCTTCGACTTGGTGACATTAAATTTAACAACTTGCCCGACACGCTGTTTCTTCTCGTCCTGCGTACTTCCCTTCCCCATATCTTTTAGGGTAATCCATTCGCCACGTCTCACCTCAATTCTTACAGAAGCATAAAATCCCAATGCGCGTCCGCCCGACGTTATTTCGGGATTTCCATACGACCCAAGTTTCTCTCTAAGCTGATTTATGAATATTACAAGTGTATTTGCTTTCCCCACCAGTCCCGTAATCTTACGCAAGCCTTTCGACATGATACGGGCCTGAAGTGCCATCGTGTTTTTATCTGTTTCGTTGTCTATCTCAAAAAAAGGTACAAGTGCCGCAACCGAGTCAACAACTATTATTGCTGGCTTTGCATCCAGAAACTTTGCGACCATATCGAAGGTTCTTTCCGCTTCTGAGGTTTTTACAACCGTAAGTTTGTCGGTGTCGACTCCCAGCTTTTGTGCAAATATTGGGTCAAAACAACCCTCTGCGTCGAACCATACGCAGTCCAGTTCCTGTTTTTGGGCTTGTGCAACTGTGCGTTGTGCAATAAGTGATTTCCCTGACGACTGGATTCCATACATCTCTACTATGCGCCCCCTTGGAAGCCCCCCATCAAGAATATGGTCTAACCAAATCGACCCCGTTGGAACACGGTCGGTTTTGAGTGTGCTTAACTCTTTCCCTGTAAGAATAATATCGTTGCCGAACTTCTTTTTGAGTTCGTTGATAACCGTTTTTAATTTATTTTTCATATTTTTTTGGCTCTTTATTTGCATATAGTTCACTTTTCAGCTTCCTAATTCCTTCAATAAACTCTTGTACGATTTCGTCCTGATAGAACTCTTGTATGTGGACCTTTGCTTCTGCATCTGTAATATCAAAGACAAAGCTGGCCTTGTCGTTGCCTTCTTTATATTCGACACTTGGAATTAAGCCTCTGGTCATGAACCAGACTGCAAGATAAAAGTTGGGTGTGTTATATTTCATAGTCTTTCAGTTTTATATATTTATATTTATAGGGCACTTTTTTTGGTTTCTTAGTTGTGTTTCTTAGCACTTTGAGCTTGTGTTTTGTCTGTGGTCGTCTCTTAAAATACCTCCTTTCGTCCTTTCCCTTCTTAAAACGATATGGCTTCCCGCCCTCTTTAACATTTAGGTATGTTTTGTTTTTTAACGTATGTTCTCTTTTAACCTCTTGCACATCCTTTGATATGAATGACTGGTGTCTGTTAAACCCGAACTCTTCTTTGTACTCGTCCATTGAGATATTGTGATATCGCAGGTGCGGTCCGATATTCTTATACCAGCCACCGCAAAGCTCACACTTCCAAGCATCCATCACGTTGTCATATTCTGGTTTCCCAAACATTTTAGCATTTAATTTATGTAAATTAAAGTATCAACAACTCACATTAAACTGTCCACCTATCAGTTTCCCATTACTATAGTCTGATGCTTTGATATTAGTATCGCTTTTCCATGTAACAGTTGGCTCATACCACGGATAAGGTCTTTCTCTGTATTTCTCGATGATGATAGGACAGGTCCATCCCTCGATTTTGGTTACGGCTTCCAACTCAAATTCCTGCCACCACCTTGGTAGGAGGCTTTTTACTACTCTCATGAACTCCCCAAGGTTGACTCTATTTTCTAACCTGATAACTTTACTATCTGTATCTAGCTGTATTTTCATGCTTGTATTTTAAAAAATTAAAGTATTATTCTGTAATTGCCCTAAGAGCATCCTCGTAGGATATAATCTCTCCGTACATTTTTGAACTTAAATCTGTTGCCATCCCCTCTATAACTGCCGTCCTAAAGTCTTTGTCTATTCCCTGTTTGTATATCCACTCTACTTCTTTTCTATATGCTAGAAGCTCTTCGTTTAATCTAAAGTCCTTATCCTTTAGGTATTTGTCCCACCAGTCCTCTACGCCCATCCTTAACTGTCTCTTTGAATGTACTTTCTCGTGTACATACTTAATTCGATGAATCCTTTCTTTAGAATATGTAGTGTCACCGTATGTAATAATCAGACCATCATTCCATTTTACACCAAACCTCTTCTTCAACTTTTTATAAATCTCTGGTTTTTCGTTCGACCTTTTCATGTTGTTTTTTTGTTTTTACAAATTTATTTGGCACATTAGCCACTTTTATATTTCGGTGCGTCCTAGGGCATTCTAGCCCCCATGTGTTCCAGTCGGCGACTGGTGTTTTGCGCGCCCCTCCCTGACCTTTCTCTCTTTATTCTCAAATTTCAGATTTTTTATGTTTATATTCCTAATATCGTTGTGCCAAGCGACCTTTCCGCTTTTTAGGCTATTATATTCCTTGCTATATCTCGATGCGTTATAAATCTGCCCCTGTGATAGTCGTATGCCCCTGTCTGCCATCAACTTCGCAATATGAATTAAGACTGGATAGTCTGCTATTAGTGGAACCTTTTTCCTCATATTTTTAAACAGCCCAGAATATAACAGGTTCGGGTTTTTCTCAATCCTTTTATAAACAAATTTGTCTATATATTTTAACGAATTAAAGCTACTCATTTCTCGCCTTGCTTATATAATTTCCTATTTCTAGCCTCTTCAACCATGGCCTCGTAAGCAATCAGTGCTGCGTCCCATTTTTCTACATCCTCTGGCTCTTTATCCTCCCAGTGTTCTTCCAGCCATTTCTCGCCACGGTCAATGCGCTCCTTGAGTTTATCGTCTGCCAACCCCTTTAAGTGTTTCTCTCTATATTCCAGCTTCTTCTTTTTTGTTTCTGGACAATCTCTTTCCATGATTTCTTGTAGCCATTTGGCTTCAAAGTTAGAATGGTGTTTCGTCATCTTCTAGTATTTTGTCAATGTATTTGTTATTTTCTGTCTGTACATCCTGCTTCCTTATTTCAGAGTAATTCTCCGCAGCCTTTACTTGGCTGTATACCCCAAACCTATCGGTATCTGAAATAGCCCAATACCCATCAAAGGTTTGCTTTATTCCAGAAACATTGGTTTCTGTTTCACTTGGCTGAACCCATCCTAAAATCGGATTATAAATCAAGCCTTGCGACTCAAGCCTGTCACGAACTAATCGCTGAATACTGTGAATCATCTCTGTATTCTTAGACTGTATGCAGAAGTACATGAACCTAAACAGCTTGTGGCCCGTATAGTCCCGCCACTCGTCTGTTTCCTGTTTTAATATCTTTGAAAATGAGGCTTCCTCAACTTTTCTTTGATTTTGTTTTTTTGGCTTCTGGTTTTTCAATTTTGACATCTGTTTTTTCATTTAAGATTTTCATATCATTCGCTCTAATCTCTTTCTTTGACTTCTCTGTCCCATCTTCTAGCTGTGCTACTCTGGTTCTGATTTCTCCCTCAATAAACACTAGCGTTCCTGTTCTAAGCAACTTGGCACAGATTTCGGCGAGCTTATTCCATGTAACAATTTGATGGATTTCCGCCTCACTATGAAATTCGCCCTTACTGTCTTTCCAGCCATAGTCGGTTGCAACTCCAAAGGTACACAGTTTACTACCATTCGGCAACTCTTTCAGGCTGGGGTCCCTCGTAAGATTCCCTACAAGAATTACCCTGTTATACGACCTTCCTACAAACATTTTAGTTAGATAAAAGATTAAATACTACCCGCATAACGCCTTCGGTCTTGTGACGTTATCTTGGCTATATGACACATTTCTATAATTCTGCTCGTAATCCTGTCGTTTAACCTTTTACTTAACAACTTGGGTGAGCAGTTGCTTGTTACAATCAGCTTTTTCATGTTCTCATATCTTCCATTAACAATAAGATATAACACTTCAACCGTCCAGTCTGTTATCTTCTCTGCCCCAAGGTCGTCTAATATCAGCACCTCATATTTTATCAGGTTGTCTATGATAGTGGTATATCTTCTGTTCGTGTTAAACGTATCTCTGAGTTCTGATAATAGTTTCGATACTCCGACAAACTTTGCAGACTTCCACTTATATTCATGAAGAATCTTTGTTGCAAGCATGGTCTTGCCAGTTCCAACACCGCCATAGAGAAATAGCCCATCAATATCGCCAGCGATAAACCTCTCAGCCAGCTTAAATGCTTTTGCATTCCCTTCATCAACGACAAACTCCTGTTGTTCTTGGAATCGTAGCGGTAACCCGCAGTCTTTTAATCTGTTCTGCTTTTCCTGTTTCTCTATGAGTTTAGTCAAATTCTGCGTACTTTTCATCTATTGCTTTTTCTTCCTCGGCAGTTAAATTAGGATACTCACACTTCTGGCGTGGTTTCATCTCAAGGAATTGTATTAATCTGTCCTCGCTGTGGAAAAACCACTTTATACCACGCCAACCACAGTTTTCCATCCACCAGCTATCCCTGCTGAAATTATCAATCGCCTTCTCGATATCCTCGGCGGAAAATTCCTTCAACCGTGTAACAATCTTACGCTTAGAATCTGATGTAAGCCTTGCTCTTGGTGCGATTTTCTCTTTGTAATGTTCGTATATTCTCTGAATATCTGGATTCTCTGTTTTCTTTTTTTTCTTCTTATCTGACATGTATATATTTATCTTATTCTTATTTATCTTATTCTCTTTTATCTTATTCTTATTTCCTTCAAGTTTTCTTTTAGTCATACTTAAACTTTCCTTTAAGTCGTACTTAAAGTCTTCTATAACTCTGACTTTTTTTGCGAACCTAATTTTGCCCCCCCCTGCTTTAATTTTATACTGGCAGACCAACAACTTCTTCTTTTGTAGGTTCCGCATGGCGTTTGATATCTGTACGTCTGTGACATCTGCTGCTGTTACTACCGAGAGCTGTTCGTTAGTGAAATAGAATCGACTGTTCTCTGCCTTTATTATATAGAACCTAATGAAGCCATAGATAATTGTTTCAAGGAAACTTAGCTTAAAACATCTTTTTATGTCGGCGTAGAACGGAATAAATTCTGGAGAATATAGCAACTTCGCATTATTCTTAGCAATTCTATTTTCTTGCACTTCCTCCTCTGAGTATGGCTGTAGAATGTCTGTAATCTCCATTCCATCTTTTTTATAAGTTGCCTCTACTCTATCCATGTTTTAATTTACATAAATTAATTTATGGCTCTCTATCGCCCTGTGTTATCTCCCTAATCAGATTTAAGCGCCCTAATCTTATTCAACGAAACAACAACCTTATCCTTTAATTCGTTCATTCTGGTCATCTTGTCGAGAGCTGTAACAAACTCTGTCATGTTGTCCATGCCGAGTAAATCCTTTGTTTTCATAATAATAATTTAATAAATAAAATTAGAATGGTTGTTAAGAACGCTTAGAAAGGGAGGTCTGATGGGTCTATCTCTTCCTCTTCGTTATCACTTTTTGCATCATATTCCTCATCCATGGCCTCTTTCAATCTCTTAAAAGCCTCCGTCTTACTACCCAAGAACCATGGTGCTTTTTCACCACTGGTGGTCTTGGAATCCATATCAGGAATGAATCCCGTATAGGTCTTGCCAGTTTTCTTGCTAGAAACCGATTTGTATGTATATTTTACTCCGTCAAGAACGTACTCACCCATCTTGGGCCCTTCTACTGCCTCGCTTGCCACTGGTTTAGCCGACACAGACTTAGTTGTCGCTGGCTGGCTTACTGCTGGTTTGTCTGACTGCTCTCCTGCATCTACATCTTCTTCGCCTTCAACACCCAATAGTCCACATAACGCATACTTTCTTGCATAGGTTGAGCACGAACCCGTAATCTGTGCGTCGTCCATTTTCTTCTTCTCTGCCTGTTCTCTTGCAAATGCTATTGCAGACTCCCTATTACCATCCTTGTCATAAATAGTCGCTAACGCTTTCACATAATACCTGTCGCCAATCATAACCAAGTTATCGGAGAACCTGACTCTCAGGTCGTATTTTTGGAGAATATCGCTTATCTCCTCCATAATCGTACTGATTTTTAGATACATAAATCCCCCGAACTTATTCTCTACCCTCTTGGTGATTCCCTTTTCCTGAATCTCGGTTAGTGCTTGGTGTATTGGAGAACTCTTTGACACTGAGGAAACCCTTTTTGTCTTAGCCATATTATCACATTAAAATATTAAATATTCTAAAACCATTATGCCAGAAAAGATATGAGGTGTCAATGACCCACCTTACTTCTAATTTGTGTAAGTAGCAGGTCAATTTTCTTTATAATCTGTCGCCACTCCTTTCTTTTGAGCTTTGTGTGCAACAGAGTGTTCTCGAACTTCTTCACATAATCAACACATAGGTCAAACTGTGTACTACCCATCTCAAGTTTTTGTGTTGCGCCTATCTCGTATCTAAGTCTCTGAAATGACCACTGCTTTTCTTCTGCTTTTTCTATCCAACTGAACCGCTTATCAGACTCAAATGCTTGGTCTTTCTTGTTGAAACTATCGGCATAAGATGCAGCCAAGAATGTAGAAAACGGAAGGTTATATCTTCTTCTGCTTGGCGGGAATGCCCTTGCGACCCTTCTATAATTATCAAGTGTACTGCGACTTTCTCCCACCTCTTGTGCAAACTGTCCAAGACTATCCTCGCCGAACTTGACGCTTATTCGTGCAGCAATGTCTCCTCTGTGCCACTGGATATACTGGTCTACTTCTGCCGTGAGGTGCCACAGCCCGATAAAATCTTCCCATTCTACAGCCCCCTTGATGTCCTTTTGGCTTAGTCTGATTCCGTTTACATGTTGTATTGCTAGTTTGTTTTTCATTTAAAAAGTTTCTCTATCATTGAGTAATTATATCCGTTTGGGTGTTGTAGTTCTTTCTTGGTAAGTTTTTTATATATATTAGGATAGTCCCGCTTTAATTCCTCTTATGAATGTATTATGTTACCATATTCCATGAGTGTTCCAGCTATACAACGTGGTAGCCAGTCATCTTTTTTCTTACTACTTTTTTTTTATTACCTTTCTCTGGATACTCCCAGACATTGCCAATAACCTCAACATCTAGTCTATTGAGTGAATAGTTTTCACCATCGTGTTCGTTTTCTATACCAAACATCCCTTCTTTAAACCCTACCCTTCCAAATACTTTTTTATCTTCTTTCGTTCCATGCCACACCCCCATAACAAGGTCGTCCTCCCAAATCTCATTTCCATTTTTGTCACAAAGCCCAGTGAACTGCATTAGTTGATAGTCAATTAAACATGTATTGATAACGTCTCCTAATTTATCGTTATCGTAAGCGTCGCCAATTCCTTTTGTTTTACAACCATAGTGTCCTCCTAAATCAACAGGCGTTGTATTATATACCATTTGTTTACCATGCCTTTTAATTGCCCACTCAGATTTGGGAAAAGCTCTAAATTTTATTTCTCTTTTCATTTACATAAATTAAAAGTTTAATTTTGCCTATAAATAAACTTATTTTTACCCCTAACCTTATATTGAAACACAAACGTGTCTTTGCCAAGCTCAGGTTCTGGGTCAACTGTGTTCTTATGTATTTCCGTTCTCACGCTAAGGCTTTCTCTGATAGGAATTTGTATAACACTTCTAAATTCAGGTAAAGATATTGTTCGCTTGAACCCATTATTAGTTATAAGCAAGCACTCAATCTGTTCATTAGTAATTTCAATATCACCATTCTCAATCAAGTGTAGTAGTGTAAATTCGTCTAATCCAAGTTCGCCTCTAGTGTAATAACCTTGTAGTAAATCTTCTGCTATGTTGGTTCTTAAATGATAAAGTCGCATTATCTGCTTTCAAGAATTAAGTAAATTATGGATAAATTCTATCATTTCCTCAAGTGCTTTCTGTGAACTGCGAACCCGATAATATGTAACGGGCTTCCGCCTGACTGCCTCAACACGAACTTTCTTAGTGAATCTTCGTCTAAACTCTCTTTCCCAGCTTTGTTTGTTCATCTAAGGTGTATTTCTTTAACTTATCTATATTTTCTGACAACAGAAATTTGTCGTCCTTGTCATATACCACGATTCGACAATTAAATAACGCCTTGAGTTCCTGTATGTTTATCTTGTTCTTTGTCCAGACCACCTTTGCAACCAGTCGATTTACAAGTGTGGTAAGTTCCATTTGTGTTAATGAAACTTTTCTAAAAATACTTTTGTCTGTTCCATCATGTGTGCTGAACATACTGGCCGTTACCATTTCTTTGTCTATGTCGCTTAACTCTATCCTGAACTTGAAGGCTTCGTTTTTCATTCTTCTAATTTATAATATATTTTAATTTTGTATCCAGCTCTCTCTAAGCTGTATCTGGCGTAATCTGCCTTTCTTGGGGACTTAAATATCGCTGCGAGGTCATCTCTGTCAATCATCTTGCCACCCTTTAGCTGTTGCAACATCTCATATCCTATCGTGTCCTCTTTTGGCTTCTTCGGTTTCCTGTGTATTTCCTTAAAATGACCGCAGTGCCTAATATCTATATCTTTTAACTTTTTCAGATGCCACTCGCACCAGTCATAGTTATTATAATTGAACCTCTTGTTCACCATGTATTTACATCTCAGGCAATTCATTCTTTACAATATAACAATTTACTTAATTCCCCACTTTGCACAAATTTCCTTGTATTCCAGTGGTCTAATTACACAACCATTTCCATCTGCTGTCGGAACATTACAACCATCGAATGTTACAGACCCGCAATGAGCTGTGCATTTAACATTCCCAATCATCTCCCCCTCTTCATTCTCTGTCCACTCAACATTCTCTTCTATTACCTGTTGTTCTTCCATGGCTGGAGTGTAATCGGCCTTAACGCTGAACACAACTGTTCCAGCAACAACACCCACAAGAAACACTATTACTTTTTTGAACATTATATTATTAATAAAAAATTAATCCTCTATAATATCTCTAATGTAATCATAAATTAGGACAACAAGCCCCGACACAATAGCAAGAATAACAAGTAGAACTATTATTACTCTCCACTTTAACTCTCTCATTGTTAATCCTATAATATATTATTGTAAAATATCCTTAACAAATTGCTTAATTAATCGCCAGATATCATCTAGCAGCCCCAAGAATCCAGAGAAGATACAGGCTAAACAGAATAGCGGTATCAATATCCAATTGTATAGCATGTCTTTCATTGTTCGTATAATATATTATCTAGTAGTTTCATTCTTCTTCTGCGTTAGGTTTAGATAATTGTTGCTTCAACTCTTTAATTCTTCTTTTGTTGCCAGTGATTATATCTAATTCCGTATATTCCTCTAAAGAACCTCCCACAGCCAATACATGATTCTGTAATTCTAGCTCTTCAATCATTCCCTCCAGCCTAGCCCTTGCTATCTCTTTTTCTATGAAGGCTGCAACGTCCTTATCCACCATGAAAAACTTGTTCTTGAATCTCTCTTTCCAGTCTTTTGTTTTATTCTTTGGCTGTTTCATTTCTCCTCTCACCATATTTCTCTTTCAATAAAATAACAAATACTCGTATCGTGATTCTTAGAATATCCTTGAACGAAAATCCTTCATGATTAAAGTGCACGGTTAATGCTTCATGTGTCTGCGAAGTGTACCATCGTGTACCATATAACATACCACATAATCGCACATACTCAATTATCTCCGCTTTTGTGAGTGCTTCTAAGTTTTCAACTATCCTCTCCTTATTCTTCGTCATCTTTTTTGCAGCTAATAATTACATCTTCCCTCAATTTAAACTGCACATATTTATCAAAGTGCCACTTCCTTACTATATCTATATGTTTATTATATCCGTTTTCTGTCCGTCTGATAAAATCCTCTATTTCGTGTTCCATTACAATGAAAGAATCGTCGCTATCTGCTACTACCACCCCCCAGTAGGGTTCGTCATTAAACCATCCTAGCGCCTTACTACTGTATTTCGTGTCCACCTGTCGGTAATGTTCTTCTACTTTACTCTTTTTGTTCTGTTTCATTTTTCTATAACTAAACTAAAATCAACACAGTGAAGGCGGTGATTCATGACTTGGACTTGATACGACAAGCTGCTCCTTCATCATGAACTTAGTCTCGTATAACTTCACCACGCCTTCACTCTATTGACTTGATAAAGAACCCAACCCACCCAGCATTACCACCAGAAAAAATACAGTTATACTTATGATAGCAAGAACTAACAACCATGCTATATCCCTAAATTCCCTGTAGTACCACTCCTCCATGTAATATTCCTTCTTCTTTCTCATTCTTATAAGTTAAGATTTTAATGTGCCAAGCCTTCTTAAATAATCCTTTGCATCCTCAATAGCATCTTCTGCCTCAAATTTATCACCGGTTGCTTCCTCTAGGTGCCCCTCAACGTGCCTAATAATATCAAATACCGTTTCTCCGCATAACTCACATCTACTTTTTATCTTCTTCTTTTTCATTCTTTATCTTCTAACAAGTTAGGATTTTCATATATGTTGCCGATAACAAGAAATTCCTCATAAACCCAATGTAGAGGTGTGTTTCCTATATGCCAACACCCTTGTTCAAACTTAACTATATATTTAATTGGATTATTATCCCCACCAAAATAGTCCAATGTTTGGTCAATCATTCTCACACACTCCACAACATCACCATCCCAAATCTCAACTCCATTCCTGTCAGAAAATTCCGTGGATTGCATAGCCACCATTTCACCATTGCAACCGTTGACCAGTAGTGGAGCAAGTAGTCTGTTATTAATCAAGTAACTCCAAGACCTCATTTTTTTTACTCTCTTATCCCAAGCCCTGAACTTAACTTCTCTTTTCATCTCCTATATCTAATAAGTTATATTTCTTGAATACTTCTTCTAGTGTTACATCTGCTCGGATCGCATACCTGATAGCCTTTCTCATTTCTTCTTTGTGCTTGAGGGTTTGAGCTTCTAATTCCTTCTTTGTGAATTTAAGGATTCTTCTAATTATCAAAGATACGGTTACACAGTCGCATTCATCAGGGCTATTGTCATCCATACAATTGCAATTATAATCATGTACTTGGGAAAATTCGCAAATATCCTCTTTTAATTGTTCTATTCTATCTTCCCAGCTTTTAGTCTTTGGCTTCATCTGTTATCCCTAAAATATTAAACCTCCTCTGCCTTCTGACGGAGTTCCTCGGCTTTCTGAACTAGCTCGTCTGCTTTATCTAGTAGTTCTTGTTTCTTGCTTGACTTTTCATCTTCTACATCTATTCCTGTAACCGCCTTAAATATCTCTGCGTCAAATTCCGGTAAAGACTTTAGATATTCTATCGCCTTTTTGGGCATGTCTTTCCAAGCCTCATAGGGCTTTTTCCGGTCCTCTAACGTACTGTCTATTTCGCTGGCATCAACCTTTTTCCAATCACTCCCGACCTTGAGATATAACTCAAAGGCGTTGTTAAACTTCGGATACCAGCCATCTAATACACTATATAGTTCATCCCAAACTTTGTTGAATCTATCCTCAGACACCTCTTGCTCGAAGATTCTGTAGACCCTTTTCCTGTTTGCACAGAAAATAGACTTATCAACACCATAGGAATTTAGCACGCCATAACTCCAATTCACGCCATAACTCCAATTCACGCCATAACTCCTATTCACGCCATCACTCCCATTCACGCTATTACTCCCATTCACGCCATCACTCCCATTCACGCCATAACTCCAATTCACGCCATCACTCCCATTCACGCCATAACTCCTATTCACGCCATCACTCCCATTCACGCCATAACTCCTATTCACGCCATTACTCCAATTCACGCCATAACTCCCATTCACGCCATAACTCCTATTCACGCCATCACTCCCATTCACGCTATTACTGTTTTTTACTGCTTTGTTCATGCTTTATCCCTAAAATATTAAACTAAATTAACTAAACTTCATTGCCACCATCTCCATATATCTACACTCGCTACATATTCCCCGTTCTTTTTCTTCTAAGGGAACACCACAATTCACACAGTGCCTTTCACCATCTCGTAACAACTCTGTTATTTCTTGTTGTTCTTTGTTACTTGCTCCATTTGTTTTATCCCTTGGCTTCATTGTTTGTATACGCTAAAGTTAAATATATATGTCTCTTTGTAATTACACACCTGGTTATTATTGCGTTCTGTTATCCCTAAAATATTAAACCTCCTCGGCCTTCTGGCGTAGTTCCTCTGCTTTCTGAACTAGCTCGTCTGCTTTATCTAGTAGTTCTTGTTTCTTGGAATCGTCTTTAATTATCTTCAATTCACCATCTAAGCAGATAGGCTCATGGTGAACATCTCGCTTCGCCTCGATTGACTCACAAGTAATTGAACCATAGACAAAACAACAAGCATAATATGAGACATCCCAAGCATTGATATCCTCAGCATTGATATTACAAGCATTGACATCCTCAGCATTGACATCCCAAGCCTTGATATTCCAAGCATTGATATCCCCAGCATTGATATTCCGAGCCTTGATATCGCAAGCACTGATATCCCCAGCATTGATATTCCGAGCATTGATATCGCAAGCACTGATATCCCCAGCATTGATATTCCGAGCATTGATATCCGCAGCTTCAATATTTCCATCAACAACTATCGAAGCATCAATAACAAACGAACACTCAAACCTTACATCTTCTTTAACCGTTAGAACACCGTTCTTCACGTCTTTTTCGATGTCTTTTTGTGTTTTGTATATTTTCATGTTGTATCCCTAAAATATAATTATATTCTAATTGTACTGCGAATCTTCCTACATCCAAAACAGACCTGCGTCAAAGCATCATGAAAAGTAGAATATATCGCCTGTTGGGTATGCCTGCCCTCGCATTCCTGTATATGCTTTCTGACATCTTCTACCTTTTCAATGTATTCATACTCAAATTCAGCCCTGTTTTCCATTTGTCTTTTAACTTAAATTATTTAACTTCTACAAACTTTCTATTTTCCAGCTTGTACCAAGTATCGGCTTTTATTTTCTTCCCATCAACTTGGGCCGACTTAACACAGACTGGCTTCCCATCGTCATCATATTCTGCAAGTGTTATCCAATTTCCCTTCTTAGCCTTGATAGTCCCACCTACTCCGATGTTCGCCCCTACCGAATCGCTGCCCTTCATGGCTAACTGACTATAATCCCCTGAGCTGGCTAACTGACTACCATCCCCTGAGCTGGCTAACCGACTATAATCCCCTGAGCTGGCTAACTGACTATAATTCCCTGAGCTGGCTAACTTACTATAATCCCCTGAGCTGGCTAACTGACTACAATACCCTGAGCTGGCTAACCGACTATTATTCTCTGAGCTGGCTAACTTACTATAATCCCCTGAGCTGGCTAACTTACTATTATCATCCTTGATATTATCTAGTAGGTAACCAACAGCCTCTTTGATATAGTCCTTTAGCGTCAACTTCTTATCTACTTTTAACATCTTAGCAACCCTTTTAGAGTCATTATCCGTTTCTTTGCTTACGCCCACAGCAGATACTTTGGCAAATTCACATTCTGCTACATTGTAATAATTGAGTACATCAAGAGGATTAAGGCAAAAATGAAACCCTGACTCACACAGTTTAAGCTTGCCCTTGTGCGTATATTCTTTCCCGACCTTGAACTTGAAACCTTGACAGACTAGCCCCTTGTTGAACGCCTTATAACCTTTTGTTATTTTTTTCATGTTTAGCCCCTAAAATATAATTAAATTGGTCTTGCTCTATCTCTCCCTGATGTAACATTCCATTTAACCTTTTCTTTATTCCTGCGAGTTCTAGCTGTAATTCTACAATCCACGCCTTATATCCTTCTGCCATTTTGTGGTTTAGTTCTTTGAGTTCGTCAAATAGTTCTTTGGTTTTGCCAAAGGCGGCCCTTAGTTTTCCTAGTTTGCCAAGGCTGGCTTCCAGTTCTTTGAGTTCGTCAAGATTGTTTTTCATTTTATGTTTAACTGAACTAAATTCTCATTGATTCTAATTTTTTAATATATTCGATAAACTCTTGCACCTTATCTCCTGCTATAACTCCCCATATTTGGTCGTTCCAATAGACTGTCGTGTCTAATAAGTCGCCAGTGTCGTTATCTACCTCAGATTCTAATAAAATCCTTCCGCTTTGTAGGCTATAGAATTCAGTTGTTTGGTGATGGGTTTCCTTAAATTGGTTCATGTAATTATACTAAGTGATTTTAGTTACTTCTTGTCCAGTCTTATATTTTTCCTCGATTTGTTCGGCCTCAAAAAGTACCCGCTTTTCTTCGTCTGTTGCCTCTTTGTCGAACCTTTTCTTGTCAAACCTGAACTGATAATACTTCTTGAGTTTGTGTTCTCCGAACATTGCTACGCCATCCTCGTTATAATCCTTGCTGTCTACCTTGCCCTTAACATAATCCTTAATTTTCTCCTCTGTTTTCTTTAGTGTCTTAGCCCTACGGTTTATGTCTGTGAGAAAACTACTTATTTCCATTGGCGTTGCCTTCTCTATATCCTTGGTTTCGCCAGTATCAATTAATACTATATCAAGACTTCTTTTTTTCATTATTATAATCCGATAAATTAAGTAGTTGTTGCAACCTAGCAATAGCCTTGGCACGTTCTTGTAAAGTAGGTGAATAGCTGAGTTCGATTTCGTTTGGAGTATATCCTGCACCAATTAGCTTGTCTGCCAGCCAGTCCTTAAATTCTAGGTCGGTGGCATCTGCCAAGCTAACTGTTCTGTGTATTGGTATTTTCTTGAGGTCTTTTATATTCATAATAATCTTCAATTAATATTATAACATAAACGGTATAATTATTCAAGTCTTAGTTCGTTCCTTACCCACTCTCTGAGAGTGGCATTATAGTGAAACAACAGGTTCGGTTCTACTACCAGGCTTTTATTATAGTAGTCCTTGGCATCTTGTTCTGGTGTGGTTCCCTTGCCGTTTTTCTTATTATCGAACACGAACAGTTTCGTATTTGGCTTTGTTTCGTGGTCGTCTAATTTAACCGCCTTATGTCCTAACGCTGATAATGTTGCTGCCAATTGTAAGTCTCTTGTCGAATATGTTTTCATAAATTATATCTACTAAATTATTTCACACCAACACTCATGTTTTCCTATGCTATGTCCTTGTTTGTTTATATCTGAATGGTTTAGAGATACGGTTCGTTTTTTAAAACACTTTTCCACTTTAAGTCCAGTGCTTTGTCTATATGTAAGTCCCTCGAACTCTCTATACGCTTGTGCAACATCTTCTATCGTTTCGCAAAGTGCGGTTGGGACATAGGTTTCCCCTTGTTCCCCTCGATATATTTTTTCTAATTTAACCTTACCACATTTACGACATCGGGCAAAGACAGTTTTCATATTGCCATACTATCTATTTTATCTACTAGAGTCTTTTTAATAGACCTTACAAACTTATTATAACCTATTTTCAACTCCTGTGCCTTTTCCTTTACGGCCTTGCTTTCTGAACCCCTTGCTTCTTTCTGCGCCCGCTTTACTATTGTTCTGTGCATGCCCAATACGGCTGTGATAGATGCTATAATTAGACTTATAAAGTCCTTGTCGCCAAGGTCATTATATATCTGCGTCATTAGTGCTGGCAATATATCTTTTCCGGGTAGTTTCGATATATCTTTCACCTCTGGCGCGTCTTTTATCTTAGGGTCTGCACCCTCCTGCCATTTTATTACTCCCATTTTAATTATATAACAAGTAGGTCTTCAATAAATCTTATCATTTCATCTATCGTCTTTCTGGAGCCACGTGCTTTTACCTTCTTGGCAAACCCCTTCCTAAGTCTTTCTTTCCAGTCTTCGTTTTTAACTCTTACTAAATTCCAGCCATACTTTTCGTTTGGCGGGTTAGGGTCTGCTGTCTCATTAACAATTTCATATCTTTCTACGTACTCAAGTTTATATCCAAGTTTCTTTAATGCCTCTCGCGCAACAAGGTCTTTCTTAATTTCAAGGTCTCTTTCCCACTCTGCCTCCTCCATTAAATCTATAAATGAATTCCATTCCTCTTTAAATATTCTTTTTAATATGCTTTTTCTCATTTTAATTCATATAAATTAAATTAGCTTTGTTCTTTATCTGTTTCAAAATAATCTACGGCAAAAATAAAATACCAGCCCTTATCGGTCCCTGCTATATCTTCCAAGTAGTATCCCTTCAAATATTCTGGTTTAAACATTTTCAACAAATGTTCTCTAACAACTTTATCTGGTATTTGTGAAACCTTTAAGCTCTCGCGACCCTTTATTTTATTCTTCATTTATATGTAAACTAAAGTATTTAAGCAAACCCCTGATTACTTTCCACAAGAACCCATTTATCTTTTCCCTGTCGCTGATACACCTCCCCATGCAGGGGCGTAAAATTTACATATCGCCAGTCGCTTCCTGGACTTTTCCTTGCCATCAGCTCAAATTTCTTTAGCGTCGGATAATTCTCGAAATCGTCTTTAGCCCTATATACAACTTTGTCGTCTTTTGATATGTATGTATCGCTGAACCCATCGAGGATGGGCGTGTCAAGTGGGGCGGTTTTCTGTACATTGCTACAGTTTACACAGCCCCGATATGGTGTTCCTTTATATGGTTTTTCCTTCTTATACATGTTTAATATTAAAAATTAAATTTGTATTATTATCCAAAAAGCAAAAAGAGTATTACAGCTACTAACCCTACAATAATGAGCAGAGTCTCTTCCCTTTCAACATCTCTGTATGTTTTCCATCGCTTGCCATATATGGTCTTTTCCCAATATCCATTTCTACTTTTCATTTCTATTTAGTTAATAGTTTATTTCTTTGTGAATCCTTCGCACTCCTCTAGCCATACAGGGTCAAAGTCAAAAGGGAAATTAAACCAGCCATTTCTAACCCCATGTGGGTCTCCCTTGACCTTTAATTTTGACAGATTGGGAATCGCATTCCCATTTGCCGACCCCAGTATTGCCATAAGTCCCAACATTGGGTTGCTGAGGGTTTCTTTATTCTTCGGATGATTGCAACGGCTATGTGCCGACCCCGGAACCTCTCCCCTATATTTGCATTTATAACAGTCTGGCTTTTTATCTTTCATATTTCCCAAACTAAATTAAATTTCTTTTTTCCCCTTCTTTCTAAACTTATTGGCTTCTGGACAAGTCGACCAGTGGGGAATGTATCCCCTCACGACTTCCCCTTCTTTTGTAATTATGGTAACAAGTTCAGGGTCAACTGGCATATTTTTCCCGCTTTTCGTTTTGACCCACTCAATGTAAACTCCACAACCTCTACACACTAGTGTTTTATTTTCCATTTCCCTATATATATAAATTAAAGTATTTAATCAGCGGATATCTATTGCCCTAGTCCTTGTCTTCCCTTTGATTACTAGGTTGGCGACGGAGCCGTTTGGTGAAACTTTAATATTATCCTTAACGGGTAATGTAAAAAGGTACCCTCTCCACCTAAAACCAACAAAAATACCCTCGTCGAAGACCTTTGTGACCAGAAATTTCCCTTCTATATATTTAGGCTTCGTTTTCTGCATAAAGATGTCCTTCGGTTCGACATAGATTATTTTCTTCCCCCTTACTTTAACCATGGTTCTATTTTAATTAAAAACTAAACTAAAGTCGATTACCTGCTCTTTATCCACTCTTTCACAGCTATCCATATAATAGATAATAAGTATTTCCTTAAAAACTCCCCTCTAAATTCTCCGTTCTTATAAATAGTTACCCTCCACCATCCCCATTGATTTTTCAATACGCTATCTCTGGGGACTCTTCCAATCCTGAACTGTACTTTATCCTTACTTCTTCTTTTTCTTTTCATTTTTTTCCCGTTAAAGATAAAACAACACAGTTGTGCCTAGTATGGCGTGTACTTTCTAGTCAGCTGTAGTAACTGTTATTAATTTCCACTTTACTAACTACCATACTAAGCACAACCATATTGACTTTTAAGGTGCTACACAACTCGATATTTAATATTAAGGCTAAACTCGTCTTTAGCAATTTCATCGGGTTCTCTGTGTTGAGATAGCTCGGCAGTAACTTGAAATTCCTCACTATTCATTGCTTCTATATTGTCTAATAGCTTGTTCATATATTCTATTAATTCCTCTTTGCTCATTATCTTGCATCCGTCTGCTATGGCACTCTCCTTATCCATATCTTTTAGAATTCCTAGTATATTAATGTTTTGCATTTTAATTTAGCTAAATTAAACTATCTTCTCTCAACTTAAACCGTACATATTTATCGAAGTGCCACTCCCTTACTATATCTACATATTTATTATATCCATCCCCTGTCCGTCTGATAAAATCCTCTATTTCGTGTTCCATTACAATGAAAGAATCGTCGCTATCTGCTACTACCACCCCCCAGTAGGGTTCGTCATTAAACCATCCTAGCGCCTTACTATTGTATTTCGTGTCTGTTTTCATTTACATTTCTTACTGAACTTAAACTTAAAATTCCGATACTTTCCATCATCCCCAAAAGCCCAATCCGACATTGAGTTTCCATTTTCATAGTAAGTGTCGGTTATTTCATAAAAAGCCAATTCATTATCTTGTCTAATCATTGGTACAATGCTACCCTTGTCCCAGCTTTTTACTTGTTTCCACTTATCTGTACAGTATTTGCTATTCTCATTTGTATATTCGTAAAGAAGATATATTTTGTTTATTTCTCTAGGAAATTTTCTTTTAAATATTTTTTCTATTATACCTTGTATTCTTTCATCGTTTGTTTTCCTTTTGTTCTTCTAGTAAGCTACCTAAAGCACCATCAATTTCACTCTTTATCTGCATTGCCTTCTTTGCATCTGCCCACATTGCTAAATCAAATAGCTTCTGGGTTAAAAAAGTTAGGTTCTCAAATGTTTTGTTCATTATTTATTGGTTATAAATTATTATAAAACCACATGATGTTATTGCTCCATGCTATCTGTTTATCCTCGCTTACAGGATGATACCCCATCCTTTGAATCTTCATCAGGCTCTCCTTTGTTCCGTCAAACACACTTAAATAGTTGTCTGCTACTTCCATATATCTAGGGATAGAATACTCCCAGCTTCTCCACCCGCAATCGCCCACATCATTACAAAGATATCCCCAAGCATTGAAGTATTCATGTCCTTTCCCTACTGTGCCGAAAGCCGTTTCGTTCCCAGCTATTGCAAGTGCCAACTTTCCCTTCATGACATCTCCCTGAAAAAATAGGTCAACTTTATCTATCATTGGGGAATCTCCCTGCCTATAATTCCTCATAAATGTTTTTGTCTTACTTGTATTGTATGATACCTGCTCTACTTTCTCTGGCTCTTTCTTTTTCACAACATCTTCTACGTTCTTTTTCGGCTTTTTCTTTTCTGGCTTCTGTACTTCCATTATAGTTGTCTTCATATTGCCCACACTTTTTACCATTTCAGCCTGTACATCTCTGGTCATCTTCGCAAGTATAATCAGCGTGCTAAATGCAACTACCATAATTACAAAATAAATTCCCTTTATATCCTTCTGACAGAATATAACAAAATTCCTCAACACAAAGTTTATAGCCCTTAGAATTGTAACAAGTACCCATTCAACTGCACCTGCTATTGCTCCCGATACTTTCTTTATTTTATCCTCCTGATACAATCGCAACTCCTTAGCCATTTTATTACTATAATAATTAAATTATAAATCTTCTACCAGTTCGGTCTGGTCGCTTTGCTCTGACAATTCTACAAGTCTGTCGATAACCTTTCCCGCTTGTTCGCTTGTTAATTGCCATGTGCTTGGCACTTTATAGTGTTCTTTTATCTTGTTTTTGTACTCATCAAGCTGTGCTTTATTTGAGCATATCTGTTGCAACAAAACATGAATCAGTTTCATCTGTTGCTCTGTTATTAGGTTCATTGGTCTGCAACTGAATTAAGATATTGTTCTTCGTGTTCGTTCCATTCGTCCATAAACTCTTGCTCTTTATCTAAAAAGTCCTGTTCAACTTCATCTACCTGTATATTCATTTTAAAGTAATCCTAAACTTTTAAATATTACGTTGGTAGCCCTCTTGTGATATTCCTTTATATCGTCTGCATACTTTATATCTATAGCAAGCATAATCTCTTCTGCCTTGACATTCGCCCTTTCTAGCCCCTTTGTATCTCGATTTTTAAATGCTCTGTGTGCGATTGCATCGTTCTCCTTCTGCAACAATTCCAGTTCGTGTAATGATTTCTTGGCAAGTCTCTTGGCGTTCTTAATGTTTAGTTTTTTCATTTTCTATAATCTAATAGTTTATTTTTTTCAAGTGCTAAAACTGCACCTGTAATTGAATTAAATTCCATTCCCAAATCTTTACCTTGGGAATCAATGGCTCTTATAATTTCACGTCCGTTTATCTTATAGAATTCTAGCGTGTTTTCACCCATGATTTCAAATCGGTCTGGCGTTTTCATTGGTGGTAATGCTATCTTTCCTTGATAGTGGTCTAATAACGCCTGTTCTTCTTTGCTGATACCCTTCTTTTGTATCTTCGCTATCTCCTTTTTATTCTGATAGTACACTTCCTCCATTCTTTTCCTCTCCTTAGTCTTTCCTGATAGTTGAAATAGCCAAGCTATACACATCGTTGCCCCCGCAAAACATCCCAAAGACATGAGCAGTACAATCAAAAAGAGTAGTATCATTTTGTACCTCCTCCCAAAGAGTCAACATATACTGTTGAGTCCTTTTTATCTTTTGTTATTTCCCTGATTAGTTCCTGTGAAGATTCTATTGCCAAGTCTGCAAGCTGTTCCTCCCTGACCTTTAAGTAGCTTTTTGTTGCTATCTTTAAAGACTCAAGAGCCTGCTCTATCCTGACTGTTTGTGGTTTGTTTTTATCTTTTATTCTCATATTACATCTTCTATATTAATATATTATATCACAAGTGGTATAACCAAGTCAAATATAGCGTCTGATTACTTCTACTTTCTCATCAAACGTCATTTCTTTTTGACTTTCTATGTATTTGTCTTTCACATGTATCTGTCCGATTAGTTCTTTATAAGCATCGAGCATAGAGTCGTTATAGTTTTCCATTTTAATTTACGTTAATTAAAATACTTTTGCACCTGCTTGAGTCCTAGTGTTTTACTCTTTACCGCAACCGCCTTATTGTCTTTATCTACTACTACGAATGCGACCTTGTCTAATTCGTAGACCTCGTATTCTCCTGCCTTATCTTTATCGAGTCCGCTTGTTTCGTTCCAATCTAATATCTTGATAAAGCCATCTTTCTCTACTCCAAATTGAGCATAGATATTCAATTTTTGTTTAGTCATGTTGTGTTGTTAATAAATAAGATACTATTCTTCGCTTTTCTTTAGCTCCTCTGGTGTTTCCTCGTCTCTAACGGGCATGAGCAATGCTTTTAGCGTCTGCCCTTCGGCTGCATTTTTAACTGTGAAATATACAGGGCTTGTCTTATTTTCGGGAATTGCCATATAGAAATGGTCTGTATCATAACCATTTCTGAAGTCCTTAATTATGTTCGCAACTTCTGCCAATAGCTTCGCTGATACTCTTATGTAGTGATATCTTTTCCGCAAGTCGTCTTCTTTTGGAAATACCTGCTTTATATCTGGAAATTCGCCATCCTCTATTCTTACCTCTTTTTTATTTACGGATTCGTTCTCTATATCAGAATTCGCAAGGGTAATTTTATCGTCTTTACTTTCGGACACTACGAAAGTATTATCTAATACTAGTAGGCTGTCATGCTTTTTTAGCACCTTCTGGAAGTCGTTAGCAACTGATGTTTTTATCATCACGTCTTTAGTCATATCTGCGGGTTCAATGGGATAGTCTTTAACATCGTGTTTTCTAACTGAGCTTATTTTTACCAGCCTAAAGCCATCGGCACAGATTGTTTCGCCTGTCTTTGTGAATAAGATATTCTGTAATACTGGACGCACCATATCTTTACCCGATACCTTAGACACCAACAAATTCTTTTTATTATATAGATATTTCATTTTATATGTTTAATAAATTAATTAATTGTACAATCGAGGTCTTGTTTTACATAGCTTGTTATATTGTATTTCTCTTCCATGTAGTTTCTAACGTCCTGCCACTCATCCTCGAAATTGCCATCAGTTCCCAAGTCAATATCAAAGAAACATTTTAGAACAAGTAATACTTTCATGACTACAATGTCATAAGGCTTTCTTGCTGTTTTACAGAAATTGAAGTCTGTAAAATTCGGTCTAAAGTAGAATGTTTCATGTCCATTTTCTCCAACCCCATTGGATGCAATTTCTTTTTCTGTGCAAATTGGTGGTTCTGGTTTATCGTATTCCCGTTGTATTAGTCCTGTTCTGTATGCGTCTTCTAGTATAGGCTCTATAATCTTTAGTGCCTTCTCTGGTATTTTCTTTTTTGCTTTTTGCAGTTCAAAGTAATGTGTATATCCCATGATAATATTTTAATAAGTTAAATTTCACTTGCCTTGACCCTAAAATCGTTTACTAACGTATCGTAAATAAAGTCTAACGGCTCTATTTCTCCTCCTCCAATCATATCTTCATACTTTTTTATTGCCTCTTGTTTATTCTTTGCTTTTATTTCTGCTTCCTCATAAAAGCGTCTTTCGTTTGCTTGCACCAAATATGTCTTCATAGTTACAATTAATAAATTAAATTTATGTTAATTAAAATTGACCTCCTTTATTAATAATTAAAATCGTATAACCTGCATTACCTCATTCAAGCCATTAATTCCTTGAGCGACTTAGGCTTGAAATACATATCTCTTTCAATCGGTAATCCTAATGCACCTTTTGCGCTTTTAAGTTCTGATAGCCTAAAATATCCAAGTTCTTTTTCAAAGCCATCAACAAGTCCAAAAAATAAATCTTTGCCATCAAATTCTGTAGCATACCAAGTCCAGTTACTATCGGGAGTAAAGAATTTTACAACCGCAACCGCCTCAAGTCCTTTGTCTTCCTGTGAATATAATTTCGGTAACTTTTCGAGAATTTCTTTTGTGAGTAGTTTCATGTTTATTTATTAATAATTAAAATCTATAATATGTGATAGGAATAGAATATGTTTTTTTGTCTACGTATTTTTTACCCCATATTGTACATGGAGCAAATCCGTCTTTTTCTCCACCTCTCCAGCTTGACGGCTCCAGAAAATAATCTCCATAACTCATTTTGTGCATTATATATTTTCTGCCATTGTCATGTGTAAAAATTTCTCCTGTGCTCCACAATTTATGGACAGCTTCTTTTGTTAGCTTCATGTTTCTATTATTAATAATTAAATTATTGTTTATTGCCGTTGTAATAGTTCCTATAATCGTCTATGGAAAAGTCTTCTAAATCATAGACAATTTTTTCTGCATCCTCTTCTTTTAGTATAATTGTGCCATTGCCCCAATTTATCATAATTGCCCCGCTCCTTGCCTGATATATATTCGTTGTAATCATAAGCTGTCCTGTTTTTTTATCTGTCCATATCCTCATAATTCTAGGGTATAATAATTAAAATTATTTATCTGCGATTATTGAGTAATGTACTACTAGAATATTGATTATCTGTTGTGTTTTCTCCATGCCCTGATATTCCCAAAAGCCTATAAATTCCAATAGCTGTAGCTTTGTTAGTTTTTTCAATGCTTCCCTGAAGTCTGACAAATTCCCATTTATATAATTATCTAGTATCTTTTGATATTTCATGTTATTATTTTAATAAATAAAATTATAAAGGATTGTATATAACCTCATCTGCAACTATGTCATATATCTCATACCAGCCTGCTTGGTATTGTCCGTTTGCTTTGTCCTCCTCCTCGTTTTCATCGAGATACTTTTCCGCCTCCTCCAGCGTCTCAAAATCTCCTAATACGTCCGCCGTCTCGTGTATTCTGACTTGATATTTCATTTTTTATTATTAATAAATAAGAATATTTAATGTTGTATAATCGGTTTCGCTGTTAATTGGTTCGGTATCGTCTCCATACCATGCCTTGCCAATCAGCTTCCCTGTTTCCGTGTTGCGAATTTTTATAAATCCGCCCTCCAGTCCTGCTGTACAGCTTTTTCCCGTTTCTTCCATTGCTTCGGCTTCAATATAATTCAAGTCTGTAATCAATGTATCTATGAATACAAATTCTTGCTTCATTTTTTATTATTAATAATTAAAATCGTCTATGCATAACTGGTTCTATTTTTGGGGCTACCGTCCCACTCGTAAGCATTTGCATAGCTTGTCAACGTGATTACTCCTTTGCCCTCGTCTCCTATTCCACGTCGCACCCGTTTTGTCATTTCCTTTTCATCCGGAAGAAAGTTATTTTTTCGTGCAACTACCATGTCGCTTGCCCAGCCTATATTCTCCACAACTTTGCCCGCAATCTGTCTAATTTTGATGGTTTTATCTGATACAATCTCAGTTACTTGATAAAAATCAATATTAGTCTGGTCATAACCCCAGCTTGAATATAGGATATCTCCAACAATATAACCATGCTTGAATTGTTTCTTTTCTTCTCTTCTCTGAATTTTCATTTTCGCAAGTCTTTTCATCTTTTCGATATAATGATGTACATGTTCAGTCCTTTGCTCTTCAGTCGGAAAGTAGTAGCTAAAGTCTGGCTTGCCCCTTTTTCCTCCAAATCCTTTACAAGCTGGCTTGCCATTGTTTGCTTCGTAAAAATAAATCTCTATACCAAGTTCTTTATCTTGTATTTTTTTATCGTATTTTTGCGGGATATAGAATTTTCTTTGATATCTCATTTTAATAGTTATATTAAATTAATTAGTTGGTAATGTAATCAATAACGCCTCGTATTGTAGCCTTTCCGTTTCTGTCCATCTCCTTTGTTTCCTGATATTGTTTAGCTTGCCTAATAATAACAATGTTTTTAACTTTTCTTTACTCATTTAAACAAACATAATAAGTAAAATATAACCGATAACTAATTGACTAATGAATGCTACTGTGGCAAGGATTTTTTCTCCTATGCTTTCATTATGTATTCTCATATTATTAAAATAATAAATTATGTATATATAATTGACTGATAGATATAGGGTTTCTCCTTTTTTAGAATATTAATATATTTACTATTCACTTGATACACTGATTGTAAATACACGCCTATTTTATTCAGTTCAATTCTGATTTTTTCTTTTTGTTCTGTAGTCATTTGCATTTATGTAAAGTAAACTGTAAATTATAGATAGATATTTTTTTCGTATGCTAGACGCTCCACGTCCTCCATGCTCATTTTTTCAATGTCATCTCTTCTATATGATAGACTGATTAGCTCCTCAGTTAGTAGGCGCTTATATTCCTTGTCGGTTACTAGCCTATATTCAAATTTTCTTTTTTTCTCATTGAATACATTTATGATTCTATACCCGTCATTGTTCAATTCCTTCTCGATATCTCGCATGTCAAGCTCAAGTGCTGACTCATAGTCTCTAATATTGTCAAGCTGAAAATTGGTAAAGTCTTCTAGTGTCTGCTTATCTCCTCCAAATTCCGGCTGGTCTCCATCCGTTTCATAGCTGATATTATCGTATCTCTTGTTTAGCTCAAGCCACTTTCCAAAAAGTTTTTTCATGATTGTAAAATAAAAAATAAAATTATAAACTCTCCAGCCAGTCCGATAAAGTGTCAATGTTTTCTGTCTCCTCCTCAATGTCCCTCAAGTCCTCATATATCTCAGACTCTATTAATTGATAATTTTTGTCTTCCATTGTAGTTGTATAATAATTAATATAATGTATGGTGGTTCATTCAATAATCAATAGCATCTAGCTTAGTGTATAATTGACTGTCTCTGTATTTTATAAATACCCGCCTTTGTTTCGTGTATATTCCCCTAATCCTGTACGTGTTTCCATCCTTGTAAGTGCTCACGTCCTTATCCTTCAAAAAGTCCTCAACTGCTTTTTTTGCGTCCTGTCTGCTGGTTATGTCATCCATGTATATTAATTAATAAATAAAATATTTTTTTAACTTTCGAATTATGATTATCTTACAGCAAAAAGGTTATAATGTCAATGGTTAAATGAGTAAATACAGATATATCAATAAAACTAGATACCCTTGTAATATCAACAATTATACCAATAATGATATAATATAGTGTTCAAATAGATATAAAGTATGTGTAAAGAATAGTAAATATCAGATAAGATATAACATAAAATTGCATAAAATTACATTATAATATCCCATAGTGTGAATAAATAACAGGGCGTTTTCACCATGGTAAAATGCAAGGTTAAAACGTGGAATAATCCTTGTTAGTTCTGATAATACCTGATTATAGATTTTTGAATGATTCTAAAAATAACAAGCCGTTGACTATAGACCGATAATAATATCACGTCCGATAAAATGGTAAAAATAGCAGAATGGCTTCTAATGGGCCTGGAAGGGGTCTAAAACGTGTGTAATATCAAAGTGGATACTTGATACTCTTTTTGATTCCAACGTGCCTTAAATCGCATTTAAACTCGATTAATTGATACATACTCCTGATACGTTGATACTATACGCTTGCATGGTGCTAGTTGTTACGCATAACTACCATTATACGCAATAAGTATATAGGGGGTATATATATGTTTCACGTGAAACTTTGATTAAACCTATGTTCTACATTTCGTATGGCAGGTCTGTCTTTTCAACATGAACCACCAGAGAAGGTAATAGGGTTTTAGACTGCTTGGTAGGTTGGGTAGTTAGGGGATAGTGGCTACGCTGGGTCAATTTTTCTATAATGCGGTTTAATAGGCCACATGGTGAAGAGTAGGCAGTATGGATTACTTCTGGAATGGCAGGTAGGTGTTCTCTATATGAACCACCAGAGAGAACAATTAATATCTTGGCGTATGAGGGTTGGGATTAGGATATTATTATACATGGTAAGGAGGAGACAATTAACAATGGGGTTAAAAAGGGGCTGTGATGTGGGGAGAATATTAGGTGGTGGGATTTTGTGATTTAACAATTTGGTTTAGCGTGATTTAACATAGGGGGGTGGTCAGGGTGGCTGGAGTCGAACCAGCGGGTTCTCGGTCCCAAACCGAGCGTCGTAACCACTTGACTACACCCTGCTGTTGGTAGACGAGGCTGGGGTTGAACCAGCGGCCTTTCCCTTATAAGAGGAATGCTCTGCCGTTGAGCTACTCGTCTAATGGAGGCAAGAGGAATCGAACCTCTCCAGAATCGCTGCAAAGGACCCTCGTCACCTTGGAACATGCGCCCCCGCAGGTTGTGATGGGCCCGAACCATCGTCTGCGGTTTTGGAGACCGCCGTTTTAGCCAGTTAAACTAACTACCTTAGTAAGTAAGTATAACACAGGGGGATGGTAGTGGGAATATATGAACCACCACAGGGTAGTAGTTGTATAATTATACGATTTCTGATATAATGGATTAAAGGTGGCTAGGTTTAAAATCTAGTTATAGGAGATATACTTATGAGGCGGACACCTAATTCCTGTCGAGCCAGCCTAGCAAATAAATATATACACCTTCCGCCTACTTAGCACTTAAAAACTATGAAGAAAACAAAATACTCAAAGAATGAAAGAGCAAAGAGTCTTGTGGGGTTAAGGGCAGTCGGTGGGAATCCTATTGATTTCCCCTGTGAATTGGGATATCACTGTCCTGTCTGTGAGTACGAATTGTTGCAGGATGGAAACTATGATGAGAGGCTAATGTGGAGTGAATATAATGGCTTTTTGTGGTGTTCGGTTTGCAATAAGGATTATCCTACGGTGTTATGTACAAGCGACATAGACAAGGCAATAGAAATATATTTAGATTGTGTTGAGGATGTGATTAAAAACCATGAAAGATAACAAAGCACGAAATATTCTAAATGGTCTAATAGCTCTTGCACGTTCTAATATAAACCATAACGGCATACCAGAATGTAAGAATTGCGGAATCGAGCCACTGTTGCTTGAATTCAATATCCGTGTAGTTTTAAAGCAAGCAATAGACGAAGCATTTGAAGCGGGGCACTCACTAGGCACAACTCATCATTGGGGGCTTCCGTGTGGTTCTGCTGGTAAAAGTAAAAAAGACTTATATAGTGAATTTGGAATAACATGAAAATTAACCGTGTATGGAATATGCCAAGTGCATGGACATTTACTATAAAACCAATTTAAAATAACTACTTGGCAAATGGAAGTAAACAGAATCATACAGGGTGACTGCATCAACGTACTAAAGACCTTCCCTGACGATTGTGTAGATTGTGTTATAACGGACCCTCCCTATAATATCGGTGGCAAATCCAGTAAACTGACCATGGTTGGTTCTAATGTAAAAAGTAATAGTGAGGTTTTGGGAGAATGGGACGATATACAGAATTATTTTGAGTGGACTAGAATGTGGCTTGAAGAAATTCACAGGGTGTGCAGAGGTGGGGTTTTCTGTTTTTTTGACCTTAATGAAATCGGGAAACTAAGGGATGTGGTCACAGAGGTAGGATTCTATCCCAAGAACTTTATAATACTCGTCAAAAACAACCCGCTACCACACATAAGGAAAACTGGCTATAGAAGTGGGTTTGAAGTTGGTTTAATGTTTATGAAGAACAAGGATTCCAAGTTCAACTTCCTCACACAGAGAGAAATGATAAATGTTAAGTATTATAATATTGGGGACAAGCAAACGGCACATCCCACAGAAAAGCCCGAAGGGATAATTAACCATCTTATTAGTGTGCTGTCAGATAAGGACGACCTAGTTCTGGACCTATTTCTGGGTTCGGGGACGACTGCTGTTGTAGCTAAAAAGCTCGGCAGAAATTATATTGGTATCGAGCAGAAGTCTGAGTATGTTAAGATGGCAGAAGATAGGGTTAATGGGCTATCGTTACCAATGTTTAATTAACTACCCAACAGAACATGGATAAACTTTTGAATAAAATAATTTGCGGTGACTGCGTAGAGGTCATGAAAGATTTTCCAAGTAATTCAGTTGATGCTATAGTGACAGACCCTCCTGCTGGTATATCCTTTATGGGTAAAGAATGGGATAGCAATAAGGGTGGTAGGGACAAGTGGATTGAATGGATGTCTAAGGTTGCAAAAGAGTGTTTGAGAGTTTTGAAGCCAGGCGGACATGCCTTTGTGTGGGCGTTCCCAAGAACAAGCCACTGGACGGGTATGGCTTGGGAGAATGGCGGATTTGAACCGAGAGATGTTGTGATTCATGCGTTCGGCTCAGGCTTTCCAAAATCTTTGAATGTCGGGAAGGCGGTGGATAAGTTGCAGGGGAACGAGCGGGCGATAGTTAGCGGAGAAGGCGAAAGGACAACTTTAAACGCAATGGGGAATGGATTAAAAAATAGATGTCAAAAGTGCGGTAAACCATTTTTTAGTGGTAATCCTTGTGTTTGTCCAAAACCAAAAGGCACATCTGAATGGGAGGGCTGGGGGACTGCTCTAAAGCCCGCCTACGAAAATTGGTGGTTACTCAGGAAGCCAATTAGTGAAAAGAGCATAGCCGAAAACTGTTTGAAGTGGGGAACAGGGGGGATAAATATAGAGCAAAGCCGTGTCCTCACACCCGATGACGAAGAGCGGAAGCAGAAAATCCTTGCTGGCGAAGTTGTTTGTAACGCTTTCTGCGATAAGCACGGACTTTATCCGAGTTCGCTTGACGATATGCTTTCTTTCTCTCAGCAACAACTTCTGGATTTTTACCAACATATTTTTTCTGAGCTTGGTTCATATAGCATTTCCTACACAAACCTTTTGCATAATTTGGATAGTCTTGATTACAAGAGTTGCAAACAATTATTGGGCGTTCCTTATGATTGTGGTCGCCTTTCTGAGCGTGTAAGCGAGTATGTTTATGGGCGTCAACAATTTCAAGGTTCTCAATCCGATTATCCCACTTTATCCCGTTTATATGGTGAATGTGTTCGCTTGAATTTAGATGTCGCCCCAAATGTTTTTCCATTAAATAGCGATGTTCAAAGTGATATACTCCATTACCTAAGTTCAAAAGAAAATAATCTCTTAGATAATAACCCTCACCTCGTTTTCGTTTTGGTTTTTCTTGCATATAGTTTGTTAGTTAATAATAATCTACACAATCATTATACCACCTGTAAAAATAAAATGCAAGTGGGAAGATTCCCTTCCAACCTTACCCACGACAACAGTGAAGAAGTAAGAGAGTGTTTTCCTGAGACAAAGAGTTGCACAAGACAACCTACAGGGAAAGGAATACTGAATCCTGAAACTGGTTGGAATCAAAACTCGATGATAGACAAAACAGAGCGAGGACACAACGACTCAGGCAACGCCAGCAGATTTTTTAAATCAATCATCTATCAAGCAAAAAGTTCAAAATCTGACCGCAATTCAAATGGCGTTGTAAAAAACATACATCCTACTTGCAAACCTACTTTATTGATGCAGTATCTAATCAACATGATAACTCCAAAAGGCGGAATAGTATTAGATGTATTTGCAGGTTCGGGAACGACTTGTGTAGCGGCAAAAAAGCTCAAAAGAAATTATATCGGAATAGAAATTGACCCAGAATATTGTAAGATTGCTAGGGCTAGAATTAAGGCTGTGCCACTGAGTTTAATTTAACACTTGACAAGTTAAAAGAAAAAGTAGTAAGATACTTCTATGTCACAAAACGCTTGTGAAAACAAACAAATATGGTACAATAATATAAATGGGAGCCTTCTCACAAGCGTAGGTTCCCATTTTCTTTTCTACGGAACAAACAGCCCACATAAACAAAATTCACACAAATCTTACAATCCTTTTCTGCAGCGAGTTTTTCGGATAAGAAGAAAAACTGACTGGGGCTTACAAAGGTGTGCGGAGACTAGGTGGGGCAACGTCGTGGCACTGACGACCCCCAACCATCTGCGCACATCTCTGTTTCACTTATCTACGCAATACAGTTAATAATGGGTTCTGGGATTGCCTCTGGATACACTATGTAAGATAAATAACAAAACAGAAGTATCTACGATGGGATATAAAGTGCCATCATGGAGATATAAAAGATAACAGAACTTCAATTCACGCAAATTAAAATACATGATAGAATATAATTATACCGAAGTTTCACCGTGGCTGGGTATTGGACACCCAGCCTATTTTTGTCTATAATGTTATCTATAACCTTAGTGTAATATGAATGAACTGCTCAGACCAGTGGACCTGTGTAAGTCCAGACTACTGTGATGACATGGGATTATGGTATATGATTCAGGAGCAAGAGGAAGAAAAGGCTGTCGAAGACAGCTTAACTTTAACAACAGAGGATTATAAAAACTAAGGAATTCAGGTTCATTCCTGGATACAATAAATGGAGGCGAGAGAAAATTGAATGTGAAAAACTCGCTGGGGGTTTTAAGCCCTTGTATTTTTTGTATAAACTAATTTCAATTTTTTTATGAAATGGTGGCAAACAACTATCCTATTACTGCTGGTAGCGACAGTTCTTATTGTTGCCGCGTTTCTGTCAGTTTACTGGTGTGCGTTGCATTGTTAATCTGGTTATTATAATGGGTGAAACGGTTAGATACGATAAAGAAGAAGATAGGGCTAACGATATTAAGCGTCACGACAATCCTTCTCACCCCTCGAAGTGGGGTAATCTAAAAAGATTGCAGGGGGCGAAAGAGGAACAAAAAGAATGGCAACGTGGCGATTACCGAGAACCCTGAATAATCACATCCCCAGCTTTTGCAGTTAATATCATCCTGAGCCCAATTGTTTTCCAACTCCAGCCATTAATACTCGAAACGATATCTCTTTTCTGATAATTTTTCTAAATTCTTGTGGGAGTTTGTCGACACGCCTTCAGGGACTACTATCATGGGTATTTCCTAAAAGGTTATTATACACATAGTAGCCCATTTCCGGTCACTTGACAAACTTATATCCTTTCTGATATAATGTGTGCATGGAATACAAAAAAGAATTAATGAAAAAGATAGCAAGGCAGGTTAAAGAATATCGTATCGGCAATGGAATGACCCAAGCAAAGTTTGCAGAGGTGGTAGGAACGGTTCAGCCGTCGATTGCTAGGCTAGAGAGGGGGGATGGAAATGTCGGAATCAACCTGCTTGTTAAAATACATGAAAAGACTGGGTTGGAGCTGGTTCTTTCGCTAAACGAATAGTATCTCAAGCCCAGGGTCTGGTTTGCGTACAACTTACTGGGCTCTTGGCTTGTGGTATTTTAAATATTATTATGAAATATTATGGACCTCGTTAATTGGGTAAAGAGAAGGCGTTCGGCCCCTTCGGTCGAAAAGACGACTAGGACTAACTATAAAAGAAAGTTCCTTGTCAAACCATGGCTTACGAAGGAACTGTCTGAGAAAGAGATAAAAGTTCTCGGCAAGGTGTTGGCGGTTCGTGGTGGATATAACTACAATCACGCATGCAGGAAGTTGCTTCCTAATAAGAATATGTATAGCACCCAAGCTAAGCTATACATTGGTCAGTTGGCCATGAGATTTATATATCAGTATGTTATGGGAGATGAAAAGAAATAAGTGGCAGTTAGATTATAAGAGGATGTTGCAAGAAATAGATGGGTTGGTAAGCGGTGATAGTTTTTGTGAAGACATGGAATATAAAGGGGCATTTTCTCAACACATCACGCAAACGGAGGCAAGGAAAATGGCAAAAAGACTTGCAGATATATTTATGATTTCGCATTGTATTCACCGTAGGGCTTGTGGAGTCAAATATCTGTTGCACAGGGTAAAAAGAACGGGTAAGAGCAAGACAAATGGGGTTGGCGCAGCTATGGACATTAAGTACAAGGAAATAGGGGGCAGACCCTATATCCTACATAAGTATGGTCACAACATTAAGTTTGCGAATCAGTATATCCAATCTGATACTTGGACTGAATTATTGATGGGGGATGAGGGGCAAGATGATAAGGTGTGGGACGACGAGAATAAGGAGCATAAGTGTAGAATGTGTGGGGCTTTTATGTATCCAGATGAATTAAGATGTCATACTTGTAGATGGTGAACATGAGCAGGGAGATAAAATTTAGGGCGTGGGACACCACAGTAAGAAAAATGAGGTCGTGGCATTACTTGATATTAAATGAGAGACTGTTTATGGCTTTCTTGGACAAGAATCATCAGTCTGGGAGGTTTGTTTTCATGCAGTTTACTGGGCTAAAAGATGTGCGTGGGAAGGAGATATATGAAGGAGATTTCTTGAAACTTACTGGTGATTTTAAACGTCTTGGCACCGTAGAAGTTGTGTGGAGTCAGAAATATGCAACCTTCGCTATGTACACAAACGGGCGGGGGGAACTTCCGAATGACCTTTTGATATTTGATGACACAGATGGTCAATATATGAAACGGGAAATTGTTGGCAATATCTACGAAAACGAATTACTTAAATCCTAACAATGAACATGAGAAAGAAATACAACCTACTAATGATATGTCTGGCGATTATCGGTATTCTGTTGCCTATTTGGTGTATCCTAGTAACACTATTCTTCACTATCCCTTACAATCTTTAATGCTTCTTCTAGCCCTCTTATATACCCTTGTATTTCCGTTCTGCGGTTAAAATCACTTGCAGTTTGTCTTTCTTCTCTTGCTGTATCTATCATGCCCTTAAATTTTTCTTCTAGTTCTTTCATATTATTATCTTAAAAAGTAAGTTGGCAGGAGGTTTTTAATCTCCCGCCATATATCCTAGCTAAATTTCTTAATTATTGCTTTCTGGAACCCAGAGTTCACCCAGTATGTATTGTATATGGTCTGTGAGGCCAGAAATACTAATCCTATATCGCCAAGTGCGTTTTCTGCATCAAATAAATCTACTCCATCTACAAGGATTGTGGTTGCACCACCAGCAATTACACAGGTTATAAACGCAATTATATATTTCAGCCACCTTTTCTCTGCTCCTATTTTTGTGATAACGAACTCGATAATCGGAGGCATAACAGCCCCAATAATTGTTGCCAGTAATTGTGACATTTTTTTAAGTTAAAAACTAAAGTACATACTCACCTGGTTTGATATCCCAGACATCAGTTTTCGGGTTGTAGGTTAGAACCTTATTCGATACAACCCATCCAGCTGCTGCATAGTAAGCATTTAGCGTTGATTGAATAACTCCAGACAAGCCATCTGTTCCGTCAAGTGCTGAACTCTCTGAATTATGAACATAATCAGGGTGTTCTGTCGTACACTGGTCCCTTGAATATACATATTGACTTACTGCTCCTCTTGGAGTTGAAAGATATCCTGCGGCCGCCATGTCATTTATCTAAGAATTTATATATAGCCTCCACTATCTTATATAGTGGTTTCTGCAACTCCTGCTTATACTTTTCTACTTCGTCTTTATAGGGCTGACAATTCTCACAATTTTCTAGTTCTTCTTTCAGTTCGGCAACCTGTGTTTCAAGTTCTCCGACACTCGTTGTCAGGTCTGCAACTTTTACTTCAAAGTTTGCAATCTGCTCTGTTTGTGTGTCTATCTGTGTTTTCAGTCTATTCGTTTCTCCAATAAGTTCGTTTTTTTCTTTTACACATGCTTCTTTTTCAGCAGTTAGCTCGTTTATTTTTTGATTTAGCTTATTCATGTCGGCTTTAAATTCAGAAGTAATATTAGCCCCATTATATGTAACTTTATCTGCCCCACTATCCACGAATTTATCGAAAGCATTTGTTCGTTTACTATATGCACCTAATTGCTTACCATTTTTCGATACACGATATAGATTGTCTGGTACAACAGGCTTTAGATATGTAAAGAGTGTTTTCCAGTTTAGCCCCGTCCCAGGACAATTCCCTGTAATAAAAATATTGTCATTCTGTCTAATTATAATATTTCCATCAGGAACAGTAACGCAACCTACAAGGACACCATTTTCATATTTCCATTTATTTCTATGTAATGTCTTTGATTTATTCTTATATAGATAAAGTTGACTAACATAGGCATCGTTATGATTGGATTTTTCCCTTTCATCGCAGGTAATACTAAATACATCGCCATGAGTATGGGCAATTGCCTGTAATACCTCATTGTTTATTTTTACAGTAGAACAATATTTTCTATGGGTTTTATGTCTATATCCATCTGCGTTAAATAAATGACTTTTTATAATTTCCCACTGGTATAAGTTTATTTTTAGAAATTCCCATGTCCATGTTTTTTCGGGCATCCATTTCAGAATATTCTCTCTTATCCACTCTTGGCCGCGAATTCTAATTTTAATACTATCATCCTTTTGTTTTCTGTGAGTGAATTTCTTCTTCAATCCGTTTAGAATTTTTTCAATTGCTTTAATTTTTCTTTTCTTCTTTAGGTGAAATTCTATTACTTCCACAATCTTACTACCATCTTTCCTTGCTTTGCTAAGTCCATAATGACCGTCTGCTTGCACATATACCAATAGAGCTAATAAATCCGCATTTATATCAAGCCCACTCTGTTGGATATTCCCCCATATAGGCACATTAACGGTCTTATCTAGGAGGTGCTTTAGTGATTTCTTAAATAGACGATATTCATAATCATAATATAATACCTCATGTGATTCTGTAGCCATAAAACCAATGTCATTCTTATACACCCTATCCATATAGGGTGCAACAATTCTTGTCGGTTTAGTCCATGTCAAAGTGCCGTTATCGTTAGATTGTAATACGGTGTCCGACAAGGTGACATTCTTTAATAATTTCCACCCACCTGGCGTGAGCAGATAAGTTTCTTCGACTGGTAAGCAGTTTGGTCTGTCAACATAATCTATTTCAAAATGACCAATTACATGGTCTCTATCAATCGGGAAGCCGTAGGTCTTTGAAAGGTATTTTATAAGTTCTGCGTCCGCCTTATACATTGCCGTTGTCCATTTTTCTGCGGTATTGCCTTCATGTTCTACCCCGATAGTATTGTGTGAGCCAAATCCCTCGGCGATATATGTTTTGGTTGAGGAACTAAAAGCAATAATTTCCTGTTTCCCAATGTTTCTCACAGATTCTACCTCGACCAACGATAAAGGAAATAGATTTAGTCTTCCAAAAATTTGCTTTTTGAATTTGTCCATTAACCTACGAGGGTTACACTCGCATAAAAACCTGAACACTTCCGATTTCCCCCCAGTAAGATATAGCTGATTACAATTCTTTTTATCAGTAGTTATACCGAATTTAAAACCAAGTTTCGTCAAACATTGCTTAACCTTTTCCATAAATCGATTATCCTTTTGTGAAAAGACGATTTGTAGTCCTTCTCCTTGAGTAAATCTAAATGACCCCTCTCCATCAAAGGCGGCGGATAGAAACCCCGTTTCGTAACTATCTATCCTTATAGATGGATAGAAATATCGAGGGAGCCAGAGCCCGTTCTTGTTTTTATAAGAATGCATAAATTCCTCCATCTCGTCTGTTTGTATCCATCTTCCTCCATGACCCTTTCCTGCATGATAAATCCATTTGTGTTCGCCCGTAGATTTAAGTTTGGTGCCATCCGAAAGCACAATCTCGTAAACATCTGCATTTTTTCTTGTAAGTTCTGTGACAGTTGCTACTCGTAAGTAGCGCCTTGTGTTTTTTGCTTCTTTTGATATCTTAATTGGGTTTTCGTCAAATCCGACAATTTCTGTCCCAACAGAAAGTTTATTGGCTGGTATCCAGTTCATATCTGTAAGTAATATTTTGGTGTCTGGGGTCACACAATAGGCGTTCGGATTTATGCCCTTCTTTTCTCTAATAATCTTTCCAAGCCTATTAATATCGAGCTTGATTCCCCTTGCATTATATGGAACTCCATTTCTCCAAGATAATCCTTGGGTCCAAGCTGCTAATTCGTTTGGAACATAATGAAATATCTCTCCCTTTTTTGAAACTCCATAGTGCCACGAACCCCCGTTATTAGGATTAACTGCCCAGTTATGTAATGCCTGAATTCCACCATTTGCGGTCTGTGCTATGTGCAAACATACACCAATAATCTTTTGACCCCCACGAGACGAGGCATTTCCATTAAAATGTTTCTCAATTACTTTCAACTTTTTTTACCTTTCCTTTTAATAATTTACGTTCCTCTTCGGTTAGAGGTTTTAACCCTGTTCCTTTTTGACTCTTTCTTTTCTCTAGATTATTCATTTCGGCGAATTATAAAAGTTAATGCTGCTGCCAATACCCCAATTATAATGTATTTTACAACGTCACTTCCAAGTGTGGACATTGGTTTCTGTTGAGCAATTGTTATACATACCTCATCGAGCCTTTTATCTATCTTCTGCAACTGAGTATATATATGTTGTAAGTGATTATTCTTAATTTCTTTTATCTGTTCTGATATAATGGCAATATCAGCCGTTATTCTTGGTATTTGTTTAACTGCAAGTGTCTCAACTTGTTTTTCTAATTTGGTTATTCGCATCGTGTCATACTCCTGCATTTCCATTTACGTTAATTAAAAGCGATTCTGTCTATCCTATAGAACTAGGGAATTACTTGTAGGTAACACCCTTCTTGATTTATTTTGTAACGGTCTTCTCTTTTCAGTCCATATTTAGACATAAAATCTTTCATATAATTTTCGTTTTCTTCCTCTATTGCTTTTAATTCTTCCCGACACCTTATAAGACGTGTTTTTGCGGATTCTATGAGGCTTGCTCTAACCATAATTCCGACTAAATCTGTTGAACTTATCTGTATCTTGCCCATATCTATATATTAACTAAATGTAGCGTGCTTGTCAATTATTCTAGTGCCTCCGTAAAAAGAACAATTCTAACGGTATTGGAACTTGCGTCGAATCCATCTTCTGTTACAATTTCTATACTATTGACCTTTGACCTACAATAAACCCTTGGGTAGGTCATCCCGCCATCTTGAACAAGGGGAAGCTCATAATAATAGTAGTTGCCATTAAAGAATGTTTTTATCTGTGCTATGAATGCGGGGAAATATCCATAGTTATGTGGTATTGATACTGTGCTGTTGGCCGCTGGCCCCATGCTCGTGAATACATCCCTGATTTGTAGTGTTGGGTAGGATGAACTTAACGACAACTTGTTTTCTGGACAGTTCTTAACATCATTGTCTGTTTGTGAAATTTTAATTCCATAGTCGTCGGCTTTTTCGCGTGTATAGTCTGAGGCATCTGGGTCGGCTGGGTCGTAAAATATCATATACGACACCTTGTCTCCATTGTCTACTAGATTTTCCACGACAAGTTCAGTATCTGTAATATAACTTCTTCCTTCTGCTATTACATACGAATCTTCTCCTGCCCATTTCAGATATGTCATATATGTTGCCTCATATCCGAGCGAATGGCTTATTGTTATGTCGGCTCCGCCAACAGATTCTGCTGTGCCCTGTTCGGCAATCTTAAAGGAATTAAATTCAGATGAATAGATAAGGTCCTTGTTGTCTGCTGTATCGGCGTTCTGTCCCTGTTGTGCTACCTTGAATACATAACTACTGCTCATATATTTATCCCTTCATCATAGCATAAATAATAATAGTATTTAAACGACGGGTATGGGGGAGTAAACGCATCCCATCCGAATTGAACATATATATTGTTCTTGTCGCTAGGACTATTTTCTATGGCAGCAAATGCGAAAGAGTCTTGATAGTTCGACTTAACTAACATTTTGCCACTGTCGGGACCAACTACTCCTGTTGTTATCTTTTTCTTGAAAAAGAACACAATCGGATTATATCCCAAGTCGTGATTTATCGTTAATAGTCCCCCGTTTCCTGCTGGCAACGGTGTAAGGTCGAAGGTCCCGCCACCATACTGTGCAATCTTTAACACTGGATACTTACTCCAGAGAACATAATCCCTTGGGTCTGTGCTATCAATGCTCTTCCCCTTCTTTGTTATCTTCAGCCCGTAATCGTTGGCATACGGATTATCTTCCCCCTCGGTCATAAGGGTTTCGCTATCTTCTGTTGTTATTTCTTCTAACCCTTCGGTTAGTATTTTTTCACTTGCCATAGTTGTTTATTAAAGCGATTCTGTCTATTCTATATTTTTTCGAAATGTACTCCAAGTTCAGTTGAGGTTTCAATATCGGCAACATTCGACCCGATACCCACACGCCCATACATCGTTACTATTTCCCCTGCTGTATAATATATCGTTTTCGACCCCTGAATCGTAGTTCTTCTGTAGCTGTCTGCACTACTATTAGCCGTTGTCCTCGTCACCTCTGTGGAGTCTGCTTTGATAAAAAACAAGATGTTCGCACCACTCTTGTTAATCTCATCATATTTAATTACACCATCTGTTCTATAATATCCCGATAGCGGTATCTCTATTCCGTTATTCCCAGACGAAAAATCACCATTGATGTCTAGTGTCGTCGTATCGAATAACACCTTAACATCAGAGGCGTCAGTTATGTCTGCCTGCTCCGATGTAATCGTTGCGACACAGCTCATATATTTCCAAGCAGGAAACCCTCTTGGATTTTCTGCAAGTGAATAATAGGGACTTGTTATTGCTGCATCGGCTATTGTGTAGCTTGTATTTTCAACTATCGTTACTGTGGTGTTAGGGTCAGAATAACTCGAACTCGCAACATAGAAATACTTATCTGTGGTCTGGGTCATTTTAATCTTAGCACCCTTGAAATACTTTGCAGTCAAGTCCGTTGGTACAGTAAACGTGGAGGCACTTGCATAAGTCCAAGTTTCGCTTACAGGAACCCACCCCGTTGCCAATAATGTTTCTATGGTTGCCTTCCTTGTCGACCCTGTGAGCGATTGTTCTGTGTCGCTTCTGTCTACAAGCGATATTAGGTCATTCCCAGCTAATGTTGTTGTCTCTGTCAGTTCCGATATTTTCTTTGCCATAGTTAGTTAATTAGTAATCTAAAATCTCTGTGCTTACAATCTATTATCAATCGCATGGCCTAGAACCCCCCAGGCTGGTATCCGAGCAGAACCCTGTCGTTGCTTCCGTCATTCATGATTATTCGTCTATTTGTTAAGTCAAAATATGTCTTTCCGTCCGATGAAGATACTCTGCCAGTCTTTATTTGGTCCCCATCAATTACGGTCCCGTCGTTTCCCAAGACTTGTATTTCACAGCCACCATAAGTCTGTTTTGGTGTCATAATTGCCATTAGAACCTTTCTGTTGCCCACCGAGTCTGTATATGTGCTACTTACGGTCAACACCACGGAATTATCGTAATAAATATATCGCTTACTTGCTACTGTATATGTTCTTATGCTATTTGAAAACCTCAATTCGTCAATATATCCGTCAAAAAAGTATGCAGAGTTACTACAGCCTATCGACAAGTCCTCGGCAGATGCTGGCGGGTCCTCTGTGCAGTCTGTTCTTTCTGCGTGCAATATTCCATCTATCCATAGTTGCATTGTATCGCTGGTAGCATCGAAGTTAGCTGCAAAATTGTGCCACTCACCATCATTAAATGTATCTTGTGAAACCAGAGAATATGTTACGTCGCTGTCTATTTTAATGTCGTATTGTAAGTATCCTGTTGATGTAATAAAAACCCTATATGTCCATGCAGAAGAATCGGCGGGCTCCCTCGATAATATGGTTTGTTGGGTGCTGCCACTTGTCTTAAACCACCCTTCCCAAGTAAATGTCGTTTGGTCCATTTCAGAGAAATCAGAAACCGTAACATATTCATCTGTTCCGTTAAACAGTCTACAGTAATCGAATTTTCCACCAGAATTAACTGTTCCAGCATCGCTTGCTGTTCCATCCCAGTCGGCAGTTCCTTCGGTATTGTCGCATGTTGTTCCAGATGTTTCGTTGAAGTGCCACAATGCTAATGTATTTGCATCTGCGGTATATACTGTAGTTCTTTTATTTAGCTCGTCTGTATTCCCCGCGATTATTGACCTTGTTGTTCCATCCGAGAATTTAATTGTTCCAGCAGTCCAACTCGCTTTTGCGGCATTAACCGAGTCAAATATTACATTAGTTACAAAAGACTGGGTGCCTATCCAAATCCTATTAGTTGAAATGTGTCCTGTTGTTATTTTGTCGCCAGAGATTGTCGTTCCCCCGCCTCTAAATTCTTGTATTAATGCTAAATCATCGGGACTATCCATGGGGGTTACGATTATCATTATCGCACGATTTCCTGCTGTTGCCACACTCTCGTCTGTTGTTGTTCTTAGATATTCTGTCCCATCGTAGTACACATAGGATTTATGGGAAAGGTTCCCAGTTGTTCCAGCCACAATATCTTGGGTTTCCCCGCCATTAAAATATATAACTCCTTTTGTCCACGTCACATTATTTCTTGATGCTGGGGCGAATGAAACTGTGGTAACATAGCTTCGTTGACCAACAGATAGTTTTGAAGCAGAAATGGCCTTTGCAGCTATACCAACCGCCTGTACAACACCGCTATCTATCGTTGTTTGACCAGTTGAGTCGTAAACCATTATCTTCCCATTCTGTATTATTATTTCCGTTGGCTGACTTGGGTCGCCGACCTGTACGATGTTGACAGGCGCAAATGACCCATCTATTCTACTTCCAGAAGATATGTGAACTGTCTTTCCCATTTTAATTTATGTAAATTAATCTATATTTGCTTTTGCTGTTACCGTATGTTGTCCCAATACATTCGCCTTCGTTGTAGACGATTTCTTATACAGTGTAAACTCTGTAATTCTTGCTCTGCTTATTAGAGTCTTAGTTGCTGTTCCGAGATTTGCTTTACACGATATTGTCTTTGAATAATCTCGTTTTATATCTGCTCTACAGTCAACTGTCTGTGTTACTGGAAAGTCTATCTTATCTACAAACTCAAGTGTTTGTGTAAACCCTCTTGTATCGACATCCCACCCGATAGAATAAATCATATAATCTTCGTATGTCCCAGACGATATCTCTAGCCCAATTATATCGCCAACCTGTAGATATGGTACACCCAGAATCTTTGCCCTAAACAGATTCTTTGCGTCTTTCCACCGATTCACCTCTGTTTCGGCAATATCATTTGCCATTTGCTCGTCGTCTATGAAGTCGTTTTCTATTTCTATTTCTTGTGCACCATATTCTGCAACTGACCATTCATCTTCCTGTTGTATCCTTATCCACTTCCAAATTTTCAAAGGATTTGCACGAATCTGAAACTTAGTTAAATACACATCTACTGGTGCATGATTTTGTACTTCTATATAACAAGCGTCTGCATAAGTTACAAACTCGTTAATGGTCAAGCTACCAGTATAATCGGTTCCTGTTCCGTCAGACGATGAATTTGCCTCATAATCTGTATTTGCTACTGGACTAATCCAATCTGAGCAGGGGAGTGGTCCGTATGAGTCCTCTATTTCGAGATATGCGTATTGAGTTCCGTTTGCTGGTATCCACACAAGTTGTTCTGTATATTGATTTAGCGCCTCGACATTCCCATTTGTCCATACGGGCTGGATTCCCGCAGATGCCCTTGGTCTGGCCTTAACCGTAACTCTATTCTTAATATGTTGTTCTTCAACGCTAAACTCCATTTCCAGCAAATGAGTATCCATTGAAAGTGTGGTCACTCGACTTTGTTCCTGTATATGGTCACGTCCCCAGAACTTTAATGTCCCATCTATGTCAAAGAATACACGACCCCTTTCGGCAACTGCTAATTCTCCCATAACGGGCCATATATTTCTATCTCCGAAGTAAGCCGCCCTAACTAAATGGCTAGAGTTTTCTAGGTCCATAGCAGATATTCCTGCCTTCTCTGCAAGAACTTGTATTATCTCGTGTGTATAGTAGTCAACAAGTGCATCTCTTGGGCACTGTACATTCAATACCTTCTCTGCGTTATCAAAGCAGTGCAAATTAACCTTCCCAGATTTCCTGCTAGGTTCTATTGCCTTAATATACCCAGTAAACAAAAGATACTCTGTATTCTCAACTACCACATAAAAGCGAATTTGTTTTCTTGGAATTAGATATGATTGTATTGGAGACGATGTGTTCTCTGGTAGAAATCTTTTCGTTGTGTTTTCTAGCTCGAAGTCTGCCTGAGAAGCTAAGCCCTCGCCCAACTTTCCCTCCATCGTCCAATCGCCCTTTGCAGATAAGAAATATGTAGACTCATCGGTCCAGCTTATGCCGTCCCACATTATCTCTATCTTTCCCTCAACGGTTCTCTGTGTTTTGTCTATTGCCGTTTGTTGCGTGGCACTTGGAAAGATTCTCGATTTACATTTTGCTGTTTGTGTTGTTGTTGCCATTAAATCCTGCTTGAAACCTCAGTAAGTGAAAGTGTAACTGCTGATAAATATGACGCATCTCCAGAACCAGCCATTAATTGTCTTGTCGATAGTTCTGCAAGTACCGATACGCCAGCGCCAGCACTTTGTGGCCACTTTGCATAGATAAAAGTCATTGGCTGTGTTCCGTTTACCTTTGTTTCTATCGCATTATAATCGGTTACAGTTATGTAATCCCAAGTAAGTGTATATCTATATTTTCTAGCCATTAATTCTCTTCTGGTAGTTCCGCCCAGTGTTGTGTGTTCGGCTTTGACCCACACGGGTTCAATATTTGTAGCACTTGGAAAGGGCATGCTAGTGCCTGCAATAGTAGGTCGTGCGATATAAGTAGCCATGTTCGTTAATTAATTAAAATTTATTTTCCTAACCTTTGTAATTCTGTTGTCGCATAAGAACTTATCTCTCTTGCAAACTCTCTCTTTTCGCCCTCTGTTGCAATCATATTTCCCACATTAAATATTACTTCTGTCTTGCCACCAACTTGCCCACGACTTGCCTCCGATTGTATAGATGTCCCCATTGCATTAGCGTTTATTCCTGCGAAGTCTGGTGTTGCTACGCCAGCTAATACCGATGCCATATCTTTGACTGTTCCCTCTAGTTTTGGCAACCCCCCCTTGATTCCACTGGCTAGATTATCTATCATGTGGGGCATCCACTCGTCCATGGTACTAAGGGGCCCCTCCTCTGGCAGAGAGAACATAAGATACTTGGCAATTGCTTCTGCGATTCCCTTTACGGCATTTTCCAGTTCTTTCTTCTTGGCCTCCATACCATTTTTAAAGTTTTTGGCAAAATCTCCTCCCCATGACCAAGCGTTGTTTATTGCATAGTCTAGTCCCCCTTTTAATTTCGTTGCCACCTGTTGTCCTTTGGTCTTAACGGATTCTTTTTTCGCATCAATCCCAGACCCATAATTATTGATTGCGGCAATTCCCCAGCTCCTCGCACTATTTGTTGCATAATCCAGTCCCGTTTTCAGTGTCTGTCCAATTATTGTTCCTTGTGATTTAATCAGCTCTTTTTTACCACTTACTCCGTCTTTGAACTTGTCGACTATGTCTTCACCCCATAACTTAGCCTCATTAATTTTTTCAGAGACCTTATTTGATAGTGATGAGAATATTTCTGTAATTGCATCTCCCCATGCAACTCCCTTAATCACCTTCACTAGCGCGGCCTTTACATCTTTGTCCCAACTGAAATCCGAGGATACTCCTAGTTTACTTAAAACTCCAAGCAGGAATGTTCCGAAGGGAAACATTAGCCCTAAAATTGTTTCAACAATTTCCCAGTCACCCTCCTTTAGGGACGTATCTATGTCTGTTATTATTTGAGACCAATCTACTTCGAAACATTTTTTGAATGACTTTAGTCCTATTAGTGGCGGGAATGCCAGCGTCACAAGGGTTTCGACAACTGTGCTCCAGTCTATTTTCTTTATTGCCTTCTTTATGTCTTTCTTTACTTGTTTCCAGTCTATGTCACTAATCCATTCTCCTACTTTCTCGCCTATTTCAAACGGGGTTGGGATTTTCTTTATCGCCTCAAGAAGTTTGTCGCCTATGTTTGTAGCCATCGATGCGAAATCGGGCAACTTGAAATTAATCTTTATATCATCAATACTCCACTTGCTAGTGTCCCATTCGCTAATATCGGGTTCTGGAATTGGAACTGATATGTCCATTCCCGATATTTCCTGCTCAATTGCCTGCATCCTATTATTAATTGCATTTATGTATTCCTGATTTAGCCTTTCGAGTGTTTCTAAATATTGTTCCTCTTTCTTGAGTGCCTTTTCTGCCGATTTCTTTTTAGCTTCAAGAACATCCATCTCTGCTTTGTATCTATCCTCAATCGCACCTTTCTCTTCTTTAAGAATTTGTATTTCCTCGTCTCTAGCCTCCTTTAATGCATCGACCATTTCTTTCTGTGCATCTATCTGTTCGTTTAGAAGGTCGGCTTGCTCTTGGTAGTTGTCTTTAAAGTCACTTAGTGCGTCTTTTGCAGTATCCAGCTGGTCTTTTGCGGTATCAACTAGCTGTTCATAATACTTCTCTTCTTCTTTGTGTGCCTTTTGTAATGCCTTTATTTGGTCTTGTAATGCCTCAACTGCCGCCTTCTGAGCATCAACCGTTTGTTGTGCAAGTTCAATTTGCTCGTCATGTGAATTCTTTGTGCTTATGTAGACACCATAAGCAAGGTCAACTTGCTGTTCTGCTGATTCCACTCTGGTAAGTGCAGCTCTATACGATGCATCCCACTCGGTTTTTCCAATTATCTTTTCCTTTTTCAGCCTGTTCTGTGCAGACTCAAGGTTCATTCTGGCATAGTCCAACATTCCTTCTGCCGCATCTATGTCTTTCTGCCTCAATTCCTTTAATGCGTCCAGTGTGTCTTGTGCGTCACTTAGTTGCTCCCTCGCCATATCTTCCTGTTCTCGGAGAACATCCATTTCTGCCTTATTTATATCTCTAATTTCATCATATCTGTCTTTCTCGAAGTCATATTGCTTCTGAGCTTCTTTAACTTGTGCATCATAGATTTTCTTTTCTTGTTTATATACCTTTTCTAGTTCTTTCTTCTGCTTTGTTAGTGTATCAATAATATCTTGGTGTGGCTTGATTTGTGCCTCATAGCTTTCCTCTATTGCCTCAATCTGGTCATTAATCTTGTCGATTGCCTCTTTCATTGCATCTTTCAAGTTGCCCAGTTTGTCGGTTATCTTTTCGATTGCATTTTGTAATTCCTCGACCTTAATTGCTTGTACTATCTGTTTCAAGATACTCTCTGCCCTTGCCCCGCCGACAGATTCTTGGATAGCAGTAATTGTTTCGCCCGTAACCTTGCCCAGCGTTTTCATTTCATAAATTGCTTGTCCGATTTTCCCCCTAACCATCTCAAGTGCCAACACCGCTTGTTCTGCCGATAATGTTCCTGCTTTCTCTAATATTGCGAAATGTTGTTCTGCTATCTTTGTTACGCTATCTAAAAGTTCCCAGTCCGCCCTTTCAAACTGATATACATACTTTCCAAGGAATGTGTTGCCCCATTGTGCCAATAACGCACCATAGTTTGCAAGGGCTTTCCCCATCTCGCCAGAACTCTCTGTGACGGTTGTATTAATGTCGTCGAATTTTTTCTTTAATGTTTTGTCTACTTTTGTAAGATTCTCTTGTAGTTTGTCGAGGCCAAGCCACTCTTTAAACTTATCTCCTACATTTATTCTCGGAAGTGCTATTGAAAGACCAAGGGCGGTCGCAATTAGCCAGAGAATTGCTCCTACAGCAATCATAACTGCGGCCGCAACAGCTATTGCGGCACCAGCAACACTTCCAAATAGTGCCACCAATCCTGCTACGGTCATCATTGCGGCAATCGCTACGGTTGTTAGTGTTATAAATGCTACAGATAGTGCTCCAATAACTACAATTACGCCGAGGATTACAACTATCCACTTCTTTGCTTCTGGTGAAAGAGACACCCACAGTGCAATTGCGTATTTCGCAAGATTTTGTAATAAAACAATTCCCTTTGTTAAATAGGGGACTATCGCCTCGCCGATAACCGTTTTGAGTCCGTCAAGAATATTCTTTAATTTCTGCATTTCTGCGTTAAATGTTTTTGTTACAACGGCATAGTCTTTTGTCAGTTCGGTTTCGTTATTAAGTTTCGACCACTCATTGCGGGCATCCTCTAAATATTCTGTCATTAAATCAAGATTGTTTATGAGTGGTAATATTGCGTCTATTGCTCGTTGGTCGAATACTTCGCTCAAGAATCCCAGTTCATCGCCTGATGCCTTAACTGTCTCTGCGTATTTTGTTAGGAATCCCACTGCATCTTCGCCCAACATATTTAACGCTGCCTCCCTTGTCATCCCCATCTGTTCAGCAATTTCTTCAATATTTTGCCTCAAAGACACCAGTAGTCTCTTAAATCTGGTCCCAGATTGTTCTGCTTGATTTGTAACTTGGATAATCACACCCAACATAGCTGCCATATCCTCAAACGATATATTTATCGCCTGTGCTGCTGGTGCAGCTCTCGCAAGACCCGCCGTGTAGTCATCTAGGCCCCCAACGGTTTGCTTTGCTATCTTATACATTACAGACGCAATGTTATCCATATCCTCTAACTGTAGCCTGAATGACGACCTAATTACTGATAGTGCCTCTGCAATTTCCTCAACGCCAAGTGCGGGTTCCAATTCTGATAGTTTTGCGACAAGTTTTGTAATTTCGTAAGTTGCTCCAACACCCTCAATTCCAGCCTTATTTAATGTCTCCGCTATCTTCAAAAGCTCTGCTTGTGTGGTCGGGACTTCCATTGAAAGAAGCATGAACGCTTTCGACAGAGAGTTTGCTGTTTGGCTACTTGTTCCCATTGCAACTTGCATGCGTGCTGTAGCTTCTTCAACTTCCCCGAACATCTTGGCGAAAGTAGATGCAAAGCCCGTAATCGAGTCAACAACGCCATTTATTATTGTTCTCAGCTGATTTAGTCCATAGCTTACAAAGGCAAGACTAACAGATATTGTGCGGAACCTAGAGGCCATATTCTCTGCCTTTTCTGTTACATTATCCATGGGTTCCTTTACGGAATCTATATCTTTTTTCACCTTCTCCATGCCTGGAAGCGCCATTTGGTCTTTAGACGTTTGGTTGAACTTTTGAACCTTTTGTTGTAATTCGCCAAGTGCCTTGTCTACTGTCTGAATTGCTTCCTTGGCATCCGCAACCAGCTTTACAGTAATTTTTAGAGATTGTAACGATTCTGCGTCCATGTTTTTACTTTAAAGTTTATCGCTAGGTCTATATACAGTTCCCTGCATGTGCTTTGGAAACTGACTAAGACCACTCTTGTCTTTAACTTCTTTATGTCTAACAGGAAAGGGAATTGGCAAATCCCTCCATTTCCCCTGTGACTTCTTGTCCGCATGTAACATAAACTGAAATCGCATTTGCGTATTCAATTCAACTGCCGATGTGTTTGCCGCTACAATGGTTGCTTCCCAAAAATCCTCCCAATACATTCCGCTTAACAACTCTTGTCTACTACCATATCCCCTTGACACTAAAATATCCACACACCAATCCAACAGGTCAACCCTTGGTATAGCCTGTTGTCCGCTTACGCTAGTCCCGCCCCTAACATGCGCATAGGGGCTCCGAAGTTTTTTATGTTTTCGGCCATATTGTTGAGGTCGTAACATATATTAAATGCTTCGGGTATCTCTTCTGGATATGCTTCGTTAAGCAATTCCTTCTCATCTATACCAGCACAAATAGCAACAAACCCCGCCATTTTTGTTGGGGCCTCTGCTAACACATTCATAACTGCTGGGATATCAGTATCAGAAACCATTTTCTTTAGTTGCTCAGGATTATTCGGGTCTATTTCGCCCTTCATTAACTTCTTCGTATCCAGACCCTTTGTAACCGAGCCTAGTATTCCCGCAAATGCCCTTTGTGCCTTATAGAACTCACCAGCCCTTAGCTTTTTAATTACTCTGGTTTTTCCGCCAATGACAATTTCGGCCTCATGTTTATTTGGCTTGTCATCTTTAATTTCTACACTAGGCACATTAGCGTTGCCCGCAACATCTGCGGGAATCTTTTTATCTTCCTTAGTTGACATAACTATAACTATAACAAGTAATCTTTAACTCGGCTATAGTATGTCCCTAAAAATGAAAGTTTCTAGGACTTATTCTGTTGAATCTCGAACAGTTGTAATCCAGTTGCATGTGTTGTGTCTGAGTAAGCTGTTAATGTTACTCCTATAGCAGTTGGATTTTCTCTCTCGAAGTTCGCCTCGAATCCGCCAGCAAGTGTCTTGAAGAACGTGTAGTATGTAAGATAACTTGTGTTGTTATCTGTAATCTTCAATTGTGCAGGCTGGAAGGTAATAGTCGTATTCCCTCCAACGCCAAGCCAATATGCAGTCGTTCCGTCTGCCGACTCTGTCATACTTGCGTTCATTAGAATCTCAATGTTTTCTGCTGTAGATTCAAGGGCATCAAACTCGATTGTTACTGTTTCTCCAGTCAACGATGTACTCACTGGTGCAGTTACCTGGTCGCAGAATATGTCGCTAGTGTCTCTTGTGTAAGTCAAGGTCACACCACCCGAAGTACACCCCACATCGGTTCCAGTTGCTGACATATCATAAAACCCGTCAGTGTTTGTAGATGCAGAGACTGTCCCGCCGACATAAACTACTGCCCCACCAGTTTGTATATTGGTAGTTGTAATAGCCATTTCTTAATTTCGTATAAAATAGATATTTTATCTGAGGCTTTATCTGTGGCTTATTGCTTTAATCTTTGACTAACTACAATTCTTATCCCATTCCTCTTTCAATATAAATATTGCGGTCGGTTCTACTCTCCAGCATCCTTTTCCTTTTTCTTGTATTAATGCAGGTAAATCTGAATTATCTACCCCAATGGGTATTGGTTTAAGTTCGTCATCCTTTTCAAACAAATACTCTTTTCCCGTATAGATTCCTATTCTCCTTGCTCTCTTTGCTGTCCCTACATATACTACCATACTTGACTTGTCTTGGGTAGTGTTTTCTTCCTCTTTCACATCTTCTTTCTTATCATTTTTTTCCAACAGTTCCTTTTCAAATTTGTGTGGGTCAAATTTCTTCGACACACTACTTTTCGTTACCGTCTTTTTTGGCTTTCTTTTCCTTGCCATTGTGTTTTTCTAAAATATTATCTGTTATTGTATATCGCCTTATTAAAATCCCAAGTTTATCTATCCCAATTTTTTGTCTTTCTTCCATGTCGTGCCACATTGAACTCACTCTTCTTTTTATAAATGCTATCAACTCTTCTGGCTTTTCTACCCCCTCATAATCTTCTATGCCCTTGTAAACAAGTGCTTGGAACTTGTTAATCTCTGTTGATAGGTTGCTACATAAATCTGCAAGTGCTTCGTCTACTCCCGAATCTTCTATTCCTGTCCACATTGCAAACTTATCTGCCATAGTCCTCAAATTCTTGTGTACTGTTTTGTCCTCTGATGTTGGACTGTTTATATTCACTGTTGACGGTATCGCCATTTGTCTAAAACTAAAAGCTAAAATACTTTTACTTTGTCGCCCATCTTATTCTATAAGAGGGTATTGTTACCCATATATTGTGCTGTGGGTCTTTTCTTTGACTTCCCACTCCTATTCTATAACAACTATAACATATTATGCTATCGTTTGTTAAGTCATCGTTTTGTCCGTGTAATAGCGTCTTTATTCTTGCCTCAATATTATCAGATTCTGTGTCGGCAGCTTCGTTACTAAAAATGGTAATTATAAGGAGGGCCTCTACTATCTTTCCGCTTGAGTCGTTTTGATTATAAGGATTATCATTGCTTGTACATTCGTAGGTTACACACGGATATTTAACGTCTACAGGGGGGCTCTGGCGATGTATTCTGCCACTTGCCTTTAGCAATCCCTGTAGGGTTGTATCGTCGTTTAACACCTTAAATACAGATTGTTTAATTAGGTTTAGGTTCATAGTTTTTGCAAACTAGCTTTAAAAATATCTTTAACTTTCCCCTTATTTTTTTCGTAGCTTCTTTGCATATAATGATATCCTGGCCACCATCTTGCTACGTTTCCTCTGTTCGTGTGTTCTACAAGGAAATAATCTCCTCCTGACTTACCCCATCCTGTCATGAAGTGTCCGTGTTCTACCCAATAATCATAGGGTTGTCCCTCTTTGTTCGTTGCACTTCCATCGGGTCCTATTGTTACGACCCACTCTTTGTCATCCACTGTATAGACTATCGACTTTTCTAACTTGCCAGTAACATTCCTGCCTGGATAGTCAGACTTGGACACTTCGTCAGCTAATATCTTTCTTGCACTATCTCTAAACATTATACCAACCTTCTCCATATCCTCTTTTCTATCTTGAATTTTCTTCTCAAGTGTCTTCATGGCACGATTAATTACATCCTTATTTTCCATTGTCGCCTGCATTCCTATCCTCATGTTACCCTTCCTTTCGTTGTTATCGGCTTAGTTCTAATAAATGTGTCTCTTGAGTCTATTCGTGCTTTAGAGGCCGCTGTTTTTCTCGTAATCGTTTCGTATCTGTCGTCTGCAATATGTTTAAGTGCAAGTTCTGTATATCCCCCTTTTTCTATTTTTACAAGTCCTACTGTATAATCTTCAATTCCCAATATTAAATATCGTAGTCCAGTTTCCGTGTCTAATATCTCGTGAGACGGTTTTATCTCATATTTTGTATTGTTATCATCGTATGTGTTAATAAAGCAGAAGTGCGTCTGAATATGTGTTATTCCCTGTATGTCGTGTGTTATCTGAGAATCATCGGGCTGTAGGTTTGCCAAGATTTCACTATAAAGTAGGGATGTTGTCTGAACAGTATTCCCAACGTCATCTTGGGCGTTTGTCTTCTCATAAACTGATATTTTTGTATCTAAAAATCTACTAGGGATTCGCCCCAACATTTTAGTAATTTAAAATCTTATCCTAATGTGCTACTTACCATTACCATTGGCTGTCTGTAATTTCTCAATAGTCTTCTAATTGCAACTGCATTGTCAAGTCCGAGTACCGATGACGCATCGTCTTTTGCTTGGCTATTCTTCCATCCCCACTTCTGGTCTTTTAACTGATATGTTACGAGGTCCTTGCCCTCGCCCATCTCTTGTTTGTAAAGTTCCTCAACTATCATGGATGCTGCCATTTTCACATCTTCTGGGATAACCGTATATCCTGCCGTATAAACTACACTTGCCACAGGAATTATTGTTGTCGAAGATGGGTCTATTGTGCAGACCTTCAGTGTCGGATAGCTTATATCATAAAAATATTCCAGATAGCCCGATTCTTCGTTAATTCTGATGTTGTCTGTATCTAGGTCCAGTGTATTTGCTGGTGTTGCCGTTAATGTTACACTTGTCAGGGATATAATGGGCCTATGCTTTAGTTGGATATGCACACCATTTCTGGGCTTGTTAAGTACACACCTTATGTCCTCGCTATATTGTGCATAGCTTACAGACCCACCAAGGAAAGTATCTATAAGAACGGTAGATTTATTAATTAGCTTCTCAAGGGTCGAGTCGCTTGGCGACGTTGTTGTAATCCCGCTATAGGTAGCTCTGTCCCTCACGTCCTCTGGCACAATATATCCAGACCTAACCGTGTCTACAACCTCAAATTCCTGACTGTGTTGATAGGTTGTTCCGCCAATTACAAATTCCCAAACTGCCGTGTAAATGCCAAGAATGTTTGTAAGCGAGGATTCCACAATATAATAATATCTTCCAGTAGTCGTGCCCGCCGTTACCGTTTGGTCGGTTGCCCTTACAACGCCATTGGGGTCTGTAATTGTTTTGATGGTGATGGTAGTAGGAGCGGTTAGTACATTATTGTAGTACACGTCGATTTCGATGCGGTCACTTTTGTCTCTTAAAATTTGATCCATATCAATATATTTTACTATATAAAATAACTTTATGCTATGCTTCCCATACACCACAACCACCTTATTTTTCTATCGTACAGGTTGCCAACTTCGTTCACAGATATAACTGGTTGTCTTATCTCGCTACTGTCTACAATATTACTAATGTTTACAACTGCCCTTGCGGGGTTGTTAATATCCTTGCATATTACTACTATGCTTCCTACCGAACAGCCATCTCCTCTATTGCTAACTACGCTATCTGCCCTTCCACAACCCTGTGTCACTCCTTCGGGAAAGCTGTTTGTTGGCACGACATCTCTTGCTACTACTCCAATGCCATTGACCCTTCTTCCGTCTGTGTTCGTATCGGTTACGGCGTTTCCGCTTACGGTTGGCCTCTTTATGTTATTAGCCCAAGTTCCCCTTTGCTGGTCTACTATCTCTACAATTTCTGGCTCCCCAGATTCCCATATTCTTGCCTTACATATTACAGTCTGCCTATACCCATATACTACAATATTTCCATGTGTTTGTATAGTCTTTGTTCGTGTAATTGCAGTAATAATATTTGCCTTTGCGGTGACATTTTGTGTCATCGACACCTCGACCCTTCCTAGACAGGTTGTTGTTACCAACTGTGTTCCACGAATATTTGCCTTTGTAGTGCACGTCTTTGGTTCAACACTTATCCCAATTCTTCCCAGACAAGTGGTGGTCTGTTCTATTGTGTTTCTTATATCTGCACCAACAATGGTCTGTTGTGCTTCTGTGGCCCTGATTCTCCCTGTCGTGAATACTGTGTGTTCGCCGATTATTCCTATTCTTGCCCTAACACTTACGAACCTCCCTGTTGTAACTCTTATGCTTCCCTTTGTTATTAAAGATTGCTGTTCTCCTGCAAGAACGAGTGCTCTGACAGTTATATTTTGAGCTACCGTTTCTCTAATGTCTGCCTTGGTTGTAAGGTGTGCCGACAGCCCTTTAATTTTTATTCTCCCTCTTGTTGTAAGGGCATGTGATTGTCCCTGTTTGATATTTCCTATACAAGAACAGGTTTCTTGTTGTGTAGTTCTGATGTTTCCTGTGCAGGCGATTGTCTGTTCGTTGGTATATCGTATTCTTCCACTTGTAATACAAGTCTGGGAAAGCGTGTTTTTGATGTTTCCTCGACATGTAATCTGGACAGTCCCAGCAACCGAAATATATGCTTTACAGAAAACATGTCGACTAACGGCAGCTTTAATGTTCGCTAGTGTTGTGGTGAGCTTTTCTCTGCCAGTTTGTATCCTTGCCTTACATACAACTCCTGCTTCCTCCGATATCTCTATTCTACCCTTCATAATACAGGTTCTTATTATCGTGCTTCTAATGTTACCTCTTGACTCACATATCTTGTCCTGTGTGTTGAGGACGTTTCCTTTACAGGTGGTTTGCTGTTGGTACACATGGCGAATATCCCCTTTCGTAGTACAGATTTGAACATTTGTTGCCCGTATATTACCCTTACAAAGGACCTCTGGTCCCACCCCTCTAGTTACACGCGCCCTAGCCACCACAAACTGTGCTTTTACGCCCTTTATGTTACCTTTAACAGTGATTAGTGACCCTACATTTGCTACCTCAATCCGTCCCAGACAAGTAAGTGATTTAACTTCACCTCTTTCAATACGAGCTTTTGTCGAGGATGCTTGCTCTGCCGTTGTACGAATATTTCCCCTACACCCAACCACCATGGCCTGAGTAGCCCTTATGTTTCCATTTACATAAATTAAAGTGGTGATTGCTGCTCGTATGTTGGCTTTTGTAGTGACTTCCTGTCCGTATCCTGCAAGAATATTAGCCAGTGCTATACAAGACTTTATTCTAGCTTGTTCTATTCGAGCTTTTGTAGTACATATCTTTGTATTTAGCGTTTCGATTCGTCCCTTTGTAGTTGCTAAGTGCCCTTGTGTTTGGAGGATATTCCCCTTGGTGTCACATGTCCCTTCATAGGCGTGCCTTATATTCGCCTTAGTAGTAATGGGTTGGCTGTATGTGGTGCTAATATCGGCCCTACAAATTATATTTCTTGTCCCTGCCTTCTGTATCCTTGATTTACAGGTTGCGATTTGTTCGATAGTGGCTCTTATATTCCCTTTTGTTGTTATATAACTTTGGATGTCGACAACCTCTATTCTTGCCTTACAGGTAGTCGTTTGTGTTTCTGTTTTCTCAATCCGTCCTCTTATTGTGGCCGTTTTAGTTACGTCTGCAACCTTAATTCTTCCACTTATTGTACAGACCCTGCCCTCTGTTCTTCCTATTCTTCCTTTAACAACACAGTTTTCGGCCAGCGTGTTTTTTATGTTTCCTTTCGTAGTACAAAGTCCCGTTGTTGTTGTTTTCACAAGCCCCCTTGTTGTGACTGTCCTAATATTACCCAGCTTTCTAACTCTTGCCTTTGTCGTCGAGGTTTTCGCTATGTCAATTATTTTTATTCTGGCCTTTGTAACACATTCTTTCTGTGTTTCTTTTTTGACATTTGCCCCTGCAATTATTGTCTTTGTTATAGATAATTCTATTCTGGCAATTGCGGTACACGTCATTGTTTCTGTCGTTTTTATTCTTCCTTTGGTAGTACAGTTGTTATTCAGCGTCCCCTTTATATTTCCTTTGGCAGTACAGGTATTCGATTCGGTTCTTTCGACTCTCCCCAATGTGGTTGTCGTTTTCTGAACGGTGGCAGTAATCTCAACCTCCCATGTGTTAGACCAATCTCCCCATTCGATAATATCTGCCTTTGTTGTTAGTGTCTCTGTCGACTTCTTTACCAAGTTTGCCCCTACTGTACATGTTTTTGAATCCGTCTGCCCTATCCTCCCTTTTGTTGTCAATGTTTTTGACTCTGTTTTCTCTATCCTTGTCTTTGTTGACACTGTTTTGTCCACTGTGCTTGCCCCTCCGCTTATATTTGCCTTACAGTCGCATGTTTTTTCATAGTGTGTTCCCTCATCCCCTGTCGAATAAAAGGTAGATGATGAGCTTTGGTTACTATGTTCTGTGGAAATCCAAGTTGGCGACAATGGCTCCCAAGAGAGCCTTACCTCATCAATTAACCCATCGAAACATAAGTTGGGAGAGGTGTTGTCGCTATAGGTGTAAGACCCTATTCTTAACGGGTTGCTTGATTGAAAATTTTGAGCGTCCCAACCCGATATGCCTGCGGACCCGGTTAGTGATTCGCTATCACCATCGACATAGATACTTGCGTTTCCGCTTCTGTCAAATACCCAATGGGTCAAGTGCCAAGTGTTGTCGTTTAGCTGAGTGTCACCGTATGCAGTTACGTCTGTGCCACCGTTTCCCTTCATAAAGACTTGGGCATATTTGGTGGTGGTCCCATTCGTTAGTAGTGCTGCGAACCTATAGTCTTGTGCCCCGTAAAACGATTTCGATAACACGGTTCTTGCGTTTGCCGAAGTAGAGCTGGTTTTTAACCACGCAGAAATCGTTAAATCATTTGTCCCCAGGTCGAGGACATCTCCGAAGTTTATATTATCGTTTGAGCCATCGAACTGGTCGCAGCTACCCACCTGACCACTAACGGCGTGGTCGACCAACTCGACCGATGAGCTGTCGACACTATTCCCTGTTGAGTCGTAAACTGTTCCACTTGCCTCGTTTAGGTGCCATACGCCCTTATATGTACTTTTCCACACATTCTCGGCCCCATAAGTAGCATCGACGGCATAATCACTAGCCTCTGAATTTCCGTAATAGATATAGAAATCAGTGTCTGTGTCTCCGTCCACATTCCCTTTAAAATGCAACTCACCCGTGTCGGTATCTGCATCGTAAAATACAACCTCTCTAGGAACTTCTGTCGTACCATTAGAGGTGGTAACCCGAATGTCCACACCACCAGCCTTGACGTGAGAATGGAACCCTGCTGGTAAATCAGACAAATCAACATATACTGGGAAGTCGGTTAAATCCGCATCAACCTTACTTGCAAGCACCGTTATTTTTATCCTGTACAGCCAACTGCTGTTATACCAAGCCATTATTTAACCCCTCCTCTCACTCTCCAAAACTTAGTTCCCTCTGTGAGAGAAAGTGTAATGCGTGCTTGATTACCATAATATGTGCCCGTTACTCCAGCTGCGGGATATTCTACCCATGCTACTCCGTTCCAATATTCAAACCCCGAATCCCTAAAACTAAACAGGTTCTCCTCTAAATCCCCGAATGTGTTATCTGTTCCATCGACCTGAATATGTGCATGTACATTTCTGTTTTTGCAATCGGTCGGCACTTCCCAGACAAATGTAACGGACGACGTGCTTTGTGATAGATGTGTTGGAGATACTTGCACGGTTTTTGCTGGCACACAGTTTTTTATGTGACCAAGCGTTGCAAGTAATTGCACTGCACCTTTTCTAATACTTGCCACTGCTGTACATGTTGGTGAATATGTAGTAGCAGAGGCCGTATAAGTTACAACTAGCTTAGGGTCCTTTGAATCCCCAGTTTCCTCAGCGGCATCCACTAGCCAGTCATATTCTTTGTCGGATTCCCATTCTGGCTCTGTGTTGGTTGCATCATAGTTCGCCTCCCTGGTAGCAAACTTAGTAATTCCTGTTTTAGAGATGGCGGATATCCCAGATGAGTTAAGGGTATAGTCGTTATATGCTCCCTGTGTAGTATCGCCTGCGGCGAAGGTTGTGTCGGAATATTGCGTTGTTCCTATAGTGTTGTAGTCCGAACCCGTTAAAGACGTATTACTATCAGGATTGCATCCATAGAGTCCCGTTGCCATTGGCGGGTCTGTTCCTTCCCACTCGTCTTTATGAAAGATGGCATTGTCTAATTGGGAGAGGGACATAGTTGCCGATTGTATAGTGCATGTATCTGGCAGGTCGGAAGTATCGAACAGGAATATCCCCCTATATATATGGGAGTATTCGTCCGTGGTAGTGTAGGATTGAATTCTTGAGGCATAGGTATCGCCCGCCGAGTCGTTGCTTCCTACGGCAGGACTTCCACTGTGAATATCTGACCAGCTACTTCCTGCTGCGTCTATTGCTCCTACAAACCCGTCTACGCTCGTTGACTCTGGGTCAGCATCAGGATAAAAGGGGAGGGTGTCAAATCCTAGGTTTAGTGTAGGAAGTAGCCTGTTTGCAACAATAGTGTCCCAAATGTGCATACCCTTCCACAGGGGCTTTAATCCATAATATAGCCTTCTGGCAAACTTGGCATGTGTTCTGTATTCTGCAACATGCTGGCCATTGGAGTTATCCCAGTGTATAGAATTGGGTTCAATTTTAAGAACTCTGCCCGTGCCGATCGAACTTCTGTTGCCATGTATTCTTAATATGTGTCTGCCGATAGATGTGTTGGCGAACCTTAATAGCCACTCCTGATTCCTTTTAAACCATGGTTTGTAGAATACTATTTCCTTTTGTAAAAAACTATTGTCCACAATCGCAACCCAATCAAATAAAAAAGGCTCAGGTCTAAACTATGAACTATAGTCTAAAACTGAGCCTATTAAATGTAATATTTAGATTTGTTTAAATCCGTCCTTCTTTAGGTCGTCCACAGGAACTTTAATCGTACCATTTCCCAAAATCTCAATCTCATGCTTCTTAATGGTTCCACCTATCTTTGCTTCCCAGCCGAGAAAGTATGATACTTCTACACCATTCACCGCACCTGGCCCATAGAACCTTTTGTATCTACGAAAGTAGATAAGTTTAACCCTGTCGACCTTTCCACGAATATCTTCGCCCATATCCGTAAGTAACGTATCGCCTTGCCAGAACAGTCCTGTTCTCAGGTCTAACTTTATTGGGGGATTTGTCTTTGAAATAAGCTCGAATGTGTCGAGTCTGTCGAGTAAATTTACAACTTCACGAAAATTCGTTTCTGTGTTTTCCTTGTCGTTGTACTGGGTCAAAACCTTTCCGTCTGAAAAGGTTGCCTTCCACTCGTATTTTAGTTCGTTGCGTGCTTGTGTATTTATCATTGGATTGTATTCCCCCAAGACACGTTCTTGGTCGTATTGTATTACATTTATTTAACCGAAACTATTTCTGCGTCTTTAACAAATTCTGTCATCT